AGCACGAGATTGAGCGCGGTGAGGCTGATCGCGGCGCCCGTGGAGGCGATTCCCAGGGCGATCAGCGCCGCTCCGGTGTCCTTCACGGGCTTGGGCAGTGCCGACACGGCGCCCACGGCAGCGTTGGCCGCCTGCACGAGGGGCCGGAGGCCTGCCGCCATCACTCCGCCGATGTTGTTGCGCAAGGAATCCATGGTGCCGGTGAGCTGCTGCAGCTCCAGGCCCATCCCGACCATGGCATAGCGGGCGGTGTCGGTGGCTCCCTTGCTGTTGCGCAGGTCGCTGAACATCTTGGTGATGGCCGAGTTGCTCTGGTTCGTGACCGCCAGGAACTTGGATCCAGCCTCATCGCCAAATAGCACGTTCGCCAACTGCACCTGATCGGCCTGGTTGAGCTTCTCCAGGCCGCTCTTGAGCCGCAGAAACACCTGTTCGAGGGGGAGCAGCTTGCCGCTGGAATCCGTCACGGTGGTTCCGAGCTGGCTCATCACCTTTTGCAGCCGCTCCTGACCGCGCACCAGGCCGAGCACCTCAGGCGTTGCGCCTCCGGCGGCCTGCTGCAGCTTCTGCAGACCCGTGCGAAGGCCCGTGCCGGCCACGCTGCCCTGAATGCCTGCGTTGGCCATCAAGCCGGCGGCAGCGGCCACATCTTCCAGGCTCACCCCCAGCGCCTTGGCGATCGGCGCGGTGTACTCGAAGGTGTAGCCGAGGCCTTCAATCGAGGCGTTGGAGCTATTGGCCGTGTTCACCAGCACGTCCACCACGCGGGCGGTCTGATCCACCTCCAGGCCAAACCCCCGCAGGGTGTTGCCCACGATGTTCCCGAAGCTCTCGAAGCCGGTTCCCGTGGCCTCGGCGCCCCGGACCACGCCAGCCAGGGCTCCCTCAACCTCTGACACGCTGAAACCGGCCCGCACAAGGCTGGTGGCCAGCTCCGCCACCTGTTTCGTGGTGCCGGCCGCATCGATGCCCACCTTGTCCACGATCTGGCTGAGGCGCTGGTAACCGCCCGCTTCCCCCGCGGCGGCGGCAGCCAGGCGCAGCTCACCGTCCAACTCCAGGAACCCCTGAACCAGCCCTTTCACGCTGCCCAGGGCGCTGCCGGCGGCGTCGGTGAGCTTGCTGGTCAGGCTGACGGCCACGCCGGTAACGGCGGCCTCCAGCAGGTTCATGCTGCGAGTCCCCTCGCGGCTGATTTCGCCTAGGGCCGACCGGAGGCGGCCGAGCCCCTGAACGGCATCATCAAAGCCCTTGTTCGCCTGCTGGAGTTGGCGAATCGCGTCATCAGAGAGGAACTTGCCCTGCTGATCACGGAAGCGGAGATCCTGACGGCTGAATTGAACCCCTACCTCTTTGGCGGCCTTCTCTGCCTGCGCTACGAGGTCTTCAAATGCCTTCTTCGCCTCACCGCTGAGCCGATTGCCGAAGTCCCGGCCGACCTTGCCGCCGGCCGCCTCAAGGGCACGGGCCAGCTCCGCCTCGTTCTCCAGCAGGAGGGCCAGCGATACCTGAAGGTCTGCCACCCGAGCCGCGCCGCGCTACTGCCTGAGTTTTCCCGCCGTCACCCCTTCTGCAGCACCGCCACCGGACAGGTCCAGGTGACCGTGTGCTGCTGCAGGCCAGAGGTCAAGCCATCAATGGTCACGCCTGAGGCGTTGGCCCCCGGCAGGAGCTGCAGGAGGCGGTTCACCACGGCGAGTTGATTGCAGGCGCCCCCGGCGGTTGGGGGCTCCCACTGGGTCACGGACAGGCGGAAGGTGGGCCGTGTGTCCTGCTCGCCGGTTTCGCAGACGGTGACGGCGGTTCCCACGAGGTTCCGCCACACCACGACCTCCACCCCTGCGGGCTGCGTGATGGGCTCGATCGCTTCCTTTGGCCAGAAGTGGGCCAGGGCCGGCCGGGTGGTGCCATCGGCCAGCACGTGGATCCCCAGGAGCGCCAGCAGGGTGGCGTCGGCGGCCAGGCGGTCGAACAGGGCCAGGGTGGTGGTGGGGAGGGGCATGGGTTAGCGGCGGTGATCAATAGAGTCGTGTGCGTGGGGCGCGATAGCCTTTCCTGCCTTTTCGACTGCTAGGAATGAACCCTTCATTTCGATAGGCATAGGCTGCTTGGGCGATTTGAAGCGACCTTTCAGCTTTACGAATACCTCCCGCAGGCGTGTTCCCGCCAATTCGGCTATTAACTATCCTGGCCGCTGTGTCCTCTCGGCGGCTGGCGCGGGCGTTCCCACGGCCAGCCTTGCTGCTTGCCTCGCGGCTTGCCTGCTGAAACAGATTGACCTTCATTGCGGTTGGCTTAGGCGGCCTGGCGCCTTTTGCCTTCACCCCCCTCCGCGCCGCCAACACCCCCGGCTTCATCCCCCGCGGCTTGCGCACGGTCCCGGCGGGGCGCTTGGCGCGAGTCTGAGGGCTGGGCTGTGACGCTTTGGCCGTCAGCCTTGGCGCCTTGAGAGTCAGCCCACTCACGCTATCGGGGCCGGGGTTCTTGACTGTGCTGTAGCGCCTTTGTTTGCCTGGATTATCCATGGCATACCTGGCGCGAACCGCTGTGGTGATTGAGTTGTATGTGCGCCTGCGGATTGCCGCTGTTCTTGAAGTGCGGCGGCCACCGTTTGCCGCAACCCGCTGGGCCTCTGCTTTATCCCGCCTCAGCAGGATGTTATCGGGAGAAAGCGCCTTGCCAACACGGCTCCTGCCGCTCGCCATCCGCGCCTGACGTGTTGCCGCAGGCTTGGGCTTGGCTGCAGAGCGACTGCGAAGGATCGTGCCGGGGCGGGACTTGTTTGCCGCGCCACGCGAAGCCCATGCAGCGTTGCTCTTTTTTACCGCTGCCTTTCCGGTCTTGTTTCTGTTGCGCATCCAAGTGGCGTATTCCTTCTGAAGTCGCCGATACTCGGCTACTTTTTCAGGGCTGGCCTTGGCAATGTTGGCATCCCGTACCTTTGAACCGCCAAAAAAGTTTTTAGGGTTGTACGGTTGCGCTGTGTATGGATACTTTGCCGCTTCTTTGCTTGCGGCGGCTGACTTTTTCCCGAGGGATCTGTATGTGGCCTGAGGGGTCGCGACCTTGATCCGCTTAGCCGCTGCCTTCTTGGCAGCCGCCTTAGCTGCCTTCGCGGCGGCCTTTGCCGTGTTGTCCTTGATTTTGGCGATCCGCTTGCGCAGCACCTCGGGGTTGCTGGTTCTGGTCAGCCTTGATTTCGTCTTGGTCTTGGGGTCAACCTTCCCGGCGTAAATCTGCTGGGCACGCCTGGCGACGGTTGCGCTACGGCTGGCCTTGCTACCTGGGCCGTCCGCCTCCCGAGCCCACGCGACCAGTTCATTGCGGCCTGCTCGCTGGCTTCTTGCGAGCTGCCTTTGCTGCTGCCTGGCGCGGGGCGAATCAGCAGGGGCCTTGGGCACCGCGGCGGAGCGCCTGCGCTCCATGTTCCTAAGCACGGCTGCCGCCGAGTTGGCCATGCGCCTTGATCCTGCGTCGGCCCCTTGAAGATCCCTGTTGCGGTCGCGGGCGTTGCTTCTGGCGGCGAGGTAGGCCCGCTGTGCCTTGTTTGTGGGCTTCTTGGATGGCCGCTGCGGTTGCTGCTTGGCTGCCCCACCCTTCTGCGGTTTGTTGTTATCAACAACCTGCTTACGACGCGCCGCCAGCGCCTTCTTGTCCATGGATCCGGTAAGCGGCGAGAATGCAGCCTTTCGCCTTGGCATGGAGCCGCTGTAATAGCTCTGTGCCCCCTTGGCGACCGCATAGCCAACCCCGGCCCTTGTCCTGAGCCCGGTCCCTCTCATCGCCGGGCCCTGGAGCCGCTTCTCGTTCGCCTGCGCTCGTTGCATGGCTCGCTGTTGCTGTCCAGGGCGAGCACGGGAGAGGCCTGCCGCTTTCCGCCCCCCAACCGCCCGCACCGCCGCCAGACTCCGCGCCACGCTCCCGCGCACACCCCGGCCGCCCTTGGCGATCGTGCCCGAGCGGAACCCCGCCGGCCGCATGGAAGCGATCTGCGTTGCCCGGCGGTTGCCGCCTGCCGTCTTGAGCCTGCCGCCGCGCACCGTGGCCCCATTCCGCCCGATCCCGCTGATCCGCCCCGCGTTGTCCCGGTTCAGCCGGTTGCCTGCCCGCATGGCTGCCCGCCGCGTTGCAGGGGTGCTCCGTTTGGGGCCCCCACCACCGGGCGAACTGGCGAACCGGCCGCGGTTGTCGCGGGTGTAGCTGGTGCGGCGACCTCGGTGCATGGCGGTTTGGCGGTGAATCCTCTGCGGCAGTTTTCCCGTCAGCCCAGCCACGCACCCCCGAACCCTCCCGCGTGCCTGTCTGGATCGGAATAGCTAACCTCAGGCCATGCCAGCCCCCGATCCTGTCGCCGGTTTTCTCCCTGCGGACCCCGCGGGGATGGAGCTCAGTGCCGCGCAAGCCTTCGAGGTAGAGCGCCACAGCCGCCTGCTGGACGAAATCAGCGACGTGCAGACGCTCCGCAACTTCGCGAAGCTCCTGCTGCAGTCCTGGTACGCCCAGAAGGCGGCCACGGCCTGGGCCATCCGCCAGGGGATGCGGCGATGACTTGCGGCCTGATTCGCCTGATCTGCGAGGAGCCCTTGAGCCCCCCGCCCGGCCAGGAGGGTCGGTCGCTTGTGGTTGACATTGCCCCCGAACAGGTCGCTGCCGAGGTGGCTCGGCTGCAGGGCGAGGGCTGGCAAGTCGTCTCCGAATGGGCCCTCTGATGAGCACCAATCCACCCGATCCCCAGTGGCTCGCCCCGGCCCGGCAGATCGTCGCGCAATTCGAGGGCTGCGTGCTTACCGCCTACCCCGATCCCGGCAGCGGCGGCGACCCGTGGACGATCGGCTACGGGCACACGGGGCCCGAGGTGGTGGCCGGCGCCACGATCTCTCAGGCGGTCGCCGAAGAGCTGCTGGCAGAAGACTTGCGCCTCAGTGCTGCCGACGTGTTCCAGCTCCTGCCGATGGCCGGGGGCTGGACCGCGAAGCGGCAGGCGGCCCTGATCTCGTTCACCTTCAACGTGGGCGCCAAGGGCCTGGAGTTCTCCACTCTGCGGCGGCGGTTGCTGGCCGGCGAGGATGCCGACGCTGTGGTGAAGGCTGAGCTGCCCCGCTGGAGCAAGGCCGGCAGCCGGGTCATGGAGGGGCTGGTGCGGCGCCGGGCGGCAGAGGTGGCCCTGTTCTTGGCCGGTGCTTCTGCCCCTGTCACGACCGCCACGCCCCCGCGTCCGCCCGGTGGCGCAGCTCCCGATGGCCCGCCGATCTGGCCGCCGGGGATGGTGGGCCCGAAGATCCGCCCCAGCCTTAAGCCCGGTGATCACCACCTGATCGCCAACGACGTGAACGAGACGCTCACGGCCTGGAGCCATGACGGGCGCCGGCTGTGGCGGATCCCCTGCCTGTGCCGGGGGCAGGGGGGTGAGGCCGAATGGAACCGCCCGAGCACGGACACGCCGCCGGGCCTCTACCGGATCAACCCGAAGGGCATCTATCGCGACTACGAGCAGGATCCGGCCGCCAACTTCACCCCCGATCGCCGTGCCTATGGCTGGTATTCGTTCGATCTGGAAGGCCTGGAAGGGCAGGAGGGGCCCACCAGCAAGCCGTACCGCGACGGGATCATGTGCCACGGCGGCGGGTCGGCCTGCGGCTGGCCGGGGGCCTGGAACCCGCGGCAGCAGCTCTACCCGACCCAGGGGTGCATCCGCCTGGCGAATCAGGATCTGCGCGATCGGATCCTGCCCCTGCTCGATCTGGGGACCGTGTGGATCAGCGTCCTGCAGGAGGCTGCATGAGCGCGGCCTTGGAGCGCGTGCGAACGCAGCTTGATGCCCTGCAGCAGGAGATGGAGGCCGTGGCTGCCGTGGCGGCCGAGGTGGAGACGGTGCAGCACAACTGCGCCGCGGCGATGGAAGCGGCCTATGGCGATGCGGCTCGCCGCTGCGAGGCCGACCGCGAGCAACTCATCCAGCAGGGCCGGGATCTGGAGCGGCAGCGAATCCTCCTGCTGGTGTCCCTCGTCAGCGAGAGCGTCAAAGAGGGCGGCAGCAACGCCATCGCCCTGGCGACGCTCCGGCGGATGATCGTGGGGGATGAGCCGTCTTCAGGGTCCGATCAACCCGTGTCCTGATCTACACTCCCTGTCGGGATGCTTCATCACAAGCCCAGGGATCCGAGAGCCCCTGGGCTTTTTCGTGGCTACTCGTCCCCAACCTCTCGCCCCTGGCTGATCAGTAGGGACCGATAGGCCTCCATCAGCCGCTGAAGGTTGCGATGCACCACGCAGGAGCCGCCGGAGCAGATGCGCCATAGGCGCTGCCCCGGTCGGCTGTCTGCGGTCACCACATGCAGGAGGCCGTCAACGTCCACCGTGATCAGGCGTTATCGAAGATCGTGTAGGCCTGGCCCAGAACCATGAGGCTGGCGCCGTACTTGACCAGAGCACCCGCGTCTCCTTCCTCCTGCTTGGACGAGATACGGCCGTAGCAGAGCTTTTTCTCCGTGGTGCCCCCAGGTCCGACCCGCAGGTATTTCACGGCCAGCTTCTCGGCGACACCGAACTGGCGCATGACTTCCATGATCTTGTGGTCCACGGACTTGTGAACCGTGAGCCCCTTGAAGGCAATGCTGCTGTCGGTGTTGATGCCAATGGAGATGGAGGCGCCGCGGGTCACCTGATCGTGAGTGATCACCTTCTCATCGCCCATCTGGGTTTGCAGGGGTGCGCCGGTGACGTTCATCAGCATGATCGGCTTGCCAGTGCCATCCAAGGGGTAAACGCCCGTGGTGACCGTGCCGGTGTCAACTGCGCTGGTGATGTTGCTGCCGGTGAGGTCGTAGGTGAAGGTCGTTGTGGTGGGGGCGGCCTTCACGGTGAACGTGCCGTTCACGGCGGTGGCCGTGGTCGCTGCGACCGTCACCCTGTCGGCAACGGCCAGGCCATGGGCGGTGCTGGTGGTGATCGTCACCACGTTGGAGGCAAGTGCAACGTTGGTGATCGTCTTGGTGGAGCTGTTCACCAAGATTTGGAAGGTCGAGGACGATCCGGTGGTGCTCACGCTGCCGGTGCCGCTGATCGCGTTGGCGGTGTTCAGCCAGGCGCTGAGGTTGGCGCCATTGTTGGCGGCGGCAGTGGCAGCATCCTCCAGAACGACCGATGCGAACCGCATCGGGACGAGGTAGTGCTGAACGTCCAGCGCGGCGGCGTAATCGATCGTGGAGGGCATGGCCTGGGGTGGGTTCTCTACGCGGAGTTTTCCCGGCTCGCCAGAATCAGCACCGCGCCGGCCTGCGCAGCGGCAAACGCTCGCCCCTGCACTGCATCAGACGGCACCCGCAGCGCCACGACCTCCCCAGCCTCTGACGCGAACTCACGCACCCGGCCCACGGCGCCGGCCTTGGCCACCAGGAACCCGCCCCAGTGGCTCGCATCCACCCGGTAGGGGGCCAGCAGGATCGCATCCTCGGCCGCCCAGCAAAGCCGCGGCGGTGGGGTGACGCCTCGGCCCTGGGCCTCCAGATCGGCCAGCCATGGGCCATCCAACACGAATCCCGGCAGGAGATTTCGCTCCAGCAGTTCCAGCAGGGCGGCGCCGGCCTCACTGGGGGGCCTGGGGGCTTCCGCCACATCGGCCCAGAAAGTGAAATCGCGCAGGCTGTAGGGCTCTGGTCGGGCTTCGCGGTTGCGGTTGGCCTCGGCGAGGATCAGGGCGATCTGCGCGGTGCTCTGTTCCTCCCGGTGAAGCCGCTCCCTTTCGGCCGCGTAACCCGCCGCGAGGGCCTGGAGGACATAGCCGCCGGGGAGCTTGCCGAAGCGCTCGCGGCTGAACTCGGCGGCGCCGGGCCAGAGTCTGCGGCATTCCCAGTAAGCGCGGGGCCAGTCGGGTCGGTCGCAATCGAGTCGCTGACCTCCTGCAACTTTCCCAGCTCCTCCTCCAGCGCCTGCATCTGAGCCGCGGGATCCTGCTGGTGCCCGGCGCCAGCCAGCTCCTCTTGCTGCTCAAAGGCGTGCAGCAGGGTCAGCAGGGGGCCGGGGAGGCGACGGGTCTGCTCATCGGTCCAGGCCGGGCGGATCCGGTTCAGGATCACGGTAACGCCCCGGATCGTGACACGGTTCGTGATCGCTCTGGCCTCCTCCAGGAAGGGGCCGATGATCCCGGCATGAAGCACCTGAACCGCTTCCTCCTTGGGACTCATGCGGCCGATTTTGGCGCCCTGCTCTTGGGCCAGCAGACGGGTGAGCAAGCCATAGCAGCGGTGAGCGGTGAACTCATCGGACTGCACAGCCTGATGAAGCTCCACGGCGGCAGCGGTGATCAGGCGATAGAGCGCGTTCTGAGGATCCACCGCCCGAATCCCTTGCATCTCATCCACCGTCAGGTAGCCCAGCCGGGGCAGAATCATTTCCCCACCATTCCACGCGATCGTGGCGGTCGGCTGCTCGGGGGCCTGGGGTGCTGTTTCCCAGGGGAGAAGATCAAAGCTCACTGCAGTTTGCGCCAGGCTTGGATGAATGATGCCCGGTATTGCTCGCGGTAGTCATAGGGCTCAAGGCCGGGGATTCTGATGGTCCCGAGCACCGCGTCAGTCCAGGGACGGGCGGGCAGGTTGACGAGGGGGCGGGTCTTGTCACCCCAGGGATGAATGTTGGCGCCGTAGTGAACCGCCGTGGCATAGCCCACGGCCCAGCGAAAGGTGCAGAGGCTGCCGGTGATCTGGAAGCTATTGGAAGCACGCAGGGTGCCCAGGTCCACGATGTTGCGAGGCGAGCCCACCGGCCGGCCCTTGGTGCGGCTGCCATCACGCCGGAAGGTTCCCCCGCGCATGGTCACCCGCGGCCACGGCCACACCTTCGAGCCCAGGGCGTCCTGAAAGGCGCTGTTGAGCTCCGGGAACACGATCCGCGCTGCTGCCTCCGATGCCCGCTGCGCACGGCTGAGCGTGGCTGGGTTGACGCGCACGGTGGCCCTGGTCGCGAGCTTCATCGGCCGGCCGCCCAGGTGCCGGTGAACTCGTCGCCGGCCTCAACGCGGATCAGGGCGTCAATGCCGCCGACGCCTGAGAGGGTGGCGATGGTGACCCAACCGCGCTCCGCTTCGGTGGTGGTCGGCAGGCTGGCCAGGTCGCCCATGAAGGCCTCCAGCTTCTCGCCGCGGGGAAACCCTGTGGGCCGCAGGCCGGTATCGGTCCAGCTCCAGGCGGTTCCCGCGTCCAGCCAGCCGGCACCGGAGGGCACCACAGCCCAGCGGGTGATGTTGCCCTCAATGCTGCCGGAGCCGATGGAGCGCCCGCCGGAGGGTTGCTCACCGCCGGGGCCCTGCACCTCGGCGAAGGCCTCGATCACCACCAGATCAGTGGCCCGCTGCAGTCCCTCCCGCAGGCTGGTTGCCGCTGCGGTGGGGCGGCGCCAGAGGAGGCGGAGGTTCGCGAAGTCGGCGAAGGGGGTGGCCATGGGTTAGGGCTTTGGCTTGCGGGGCTTGCGGGGCTGCGCTGGCTCCTGCGCCAGTTGAAGCGCCTGCCGAATGGTGTCCTTGTCCAACAAGTTGCCAGACTTGACGCCTACTCCGTCTATCCCTTGAGATTTGATGAACTTTCGCTTGCTGTAATAGTTAAACACCGCTTGCGCTTGCTGCTTTGTAATGCCGCCAAGTTTCTGTATCTGACCTGTCAACGCCTGCTCCGCTTGCACTCTCCTGCTGGCAATGTCCCTAAGCGCTGAGCGGGTTTCCTGGGGGAGCCTTGAGGGGCTGCGCGTTGGCTTTTGTGCTGCCGTCTTGCGCTTTGGCTTTTGATTTTCGCCGGATGGCTTGCGATCGGGGCGAGGCTGAGCGGTTGGAGCCGGGATGCCGGGGCGAGACTGCGGAACGAACCCTTTGGGGAGAACGCTGCTGGTCATGCCCCTCTGCGGGCCGATCCGTTTCACCCCACGCAGGAACTCAACTGCTCGCGTTGCGGTCACCTGGCCAATCGCTGCCCGGCCAGCCTGCTTCTTCGTTTCCGGCTGTGCCTTGATGCTCCGGTTGTAGTTGGCGATTGCCCTGGCCTCGGCTCGCTGCTTTTGCCCTTGCCTTCCGGCACCCTTCCTCCCCGCAATCGCCCCCACCTTCAACCCCTTCGGCTTCGCCACCGTCCCTGCCGGCCGTGCGGCCTTCATCCGGGGCCCGGCGCCCTTGGGACTGGGCTTGCGGGGGGTAGGCGCGGACTTTGCCAGGTAGTCAGCGAAATCAAGTCCTGTTTTTGTAAGCGCTGATTGCTCAAAATAGGCTCCATCCGGGCCAACGAGCCGACGCCTGCCATTTTGCACTTGGACTCTGTAACCCTTTTTGACAAAATCCTCAATAAGCGCTTGGCGAAATACGCCATTGCCATTATTTACCGTGTATTTTTCAAGGGCTGCGTTGGCTTTTGCTCTTTGCATCGGCGGCATTGAAGCCATGAAGTCTTTTCGTCGCTGCTCGCTGGCAGCGGCTTTAGCGTTAGCTGCCTTCTCTGCAGCGCTAAGCTGCTTTGGTGGAAACTTTTGCCGCCCTGGCTCTAGCGAATAACTTGGATCGAGTTTGAAGATTTTATCCCTTGCGGCTTTTCTGACTTCCAATGAATTGGAGCCGTTGTAGATTATTTTTTCTAAATCAGCTTTTTGGCTTGCAATACTCTTGGGTGCGACTGGCTTTCCTTTTCGTGCAACCACCGTCCCCGCCGCTCTCCGCATAGCACCCCCCAGTGCAGACCTGTCCGAGAACGACCGCGCCTTGCGGACCCTCACGTTGTCGGCCTTGCCGCTCAGGAGGTTGCCTTGGGCGACCGCTGCGGTCCTGATCCGTGCCGATCCCTTGGTTCCGGTCTTGACCCCATCGCCTGCGTATCGGCCGCCGTTGTACGACTTGCTGGCTGTGCTCTTTGTTGCCGCAGCCCGATTCAGGTAAGCCTTGCCAGCTTCGGCCCTGGTCCTGAACGTGACGCGGCCACCGCCCTGCTTGGCCGGGTCATAACTGCCGGCCCTCATGCGGGCGTTTTGCGCCGTGCTGCGGACCCCGAAACGCTGCTTTGCGGTCTGCGCCTCTGCCCGCTGAAACTCGCTGAGCGTGGCCCGAGTGCCGACCTGGCTGGATGCCAGCGTTCTGTCCGTCTTCGGCTTGTAGCCCGCCGCCGCCGACCTTCCCCGCTTGTAGTTCTTGGGCGCCGCTGCCACCGGCTTGGCCGTGGTCACGCGCCCCCGCAGTTGGGACACGGCGCCACCCTTCCGAATCACCCCCGCCGGCCCCTTTCCAGTCATCCGCACCGTGGAGGCAGCCCGCACCTTCCCGAGCCGGTTCGCGCCCCTGGTGACCGCCCCTCTCTGCGCCCGCAGGCTCAGCGTGCCCTGCAAGCTGCGATCAGCCGGGTTCTTGGCGGCCAACTTGGCGCGGCTGCGGCGGAGGCTGCTGTGAGCCCCCAGCGTGCCGCCGGTGACCGTGGGCCGGGCCTTCCGCATGGCCGCCCGCCTGGTGGCCGGGGTGCTGCGCTTCGGGGGGCCACCGCCGGGAGTTGAGGCAAAGCGCCCGCTGTTGTCGCGCACGTAGTTGGAGCGCCTGCCTCTACTGCCGCCGCGGGCCATGGGATCGGGGTCTACTGCCGCAGTTTTCCCGCGTCCCCCTGCTCAGCTCCGCAACAGCATCCCCACGCCGCCGGCTGCACCCTGCGGGGCCAGGCGCTGCACGTTGAGGGCTTGGGCAATGCGTGCGGTCAGCAGCTCGATCCGCTCATCCCGCTGCCCCTGCGCCGTGGCCCTGGCGCCGCCGCCGAAGCGATACCGGGCCTTGAGCAGGGAGGTGTCCCAAGAGAGCTTGCCGGCCTGGCTGAGCTGCTGGGCCCGTGTGGGGGAGGTGCCGGGGATCGGGCCGTCGTATTCCTCGGCATTGCCCAGGTGGGCGGTGCCTGCATCGATCTCATCGGCCTGGGTCGTCTCCAGGGTCACGATCTCGTCCACCCACCCCTGAACCTGCGTCACGGTGGAGGAGCTCAGCCCTGCAACCGTGTTCATCTGCTGGATCAGCTCCGTCAGGCTGCCATCGGTCGCGGGCCAGCCGATGTAGGTGCGGATCAGGTCGCGATCGTTGCGGGTGCTGGTGGCCGTGGGGCGCCAGAGCGGGTCAAGGGTTGGCAGGGTGGCCATGGATCAGGACGCGCTCAGGCTGCCGTGAGTTTTCCCGCAGCCGGATCTTCCAGGCCCACGCGGGGGCCGTGGAGGCTGCCGAACCAGAACCGGCCCTGCGGGTCAAGGCTATTGCTCAGCAGCCGCAGGATCTGCTCTCCCTCGTGGTCATCGGTGACGGTGGCCAGCATCCGCAGGCCCTGCTGAGCGGCGGCAGCATCGCGGCGGAGGGCAGCGACACTGAGGGCTTGGAACAGGCGAAGGGTGGGGCTGCGGGTGGGCATGGGTGGCTGAAGGGGTGGATCAGGAGTGGTCAAGGGATGGTCAAGGGGTGGAGGGGTGGATCACTTGACGGGCTTGTAGCGCTTGAGCCTCTTGGGCTTGCCCATCAGGGAGAGCTGGCTCATGCCAGTGTCTACGGCGCGGATGCGGGGGTTTTTCCGCATGATGCCAAACCCCAAAACGCCGGTTCTGACCCTGTTCAACGTGATCTCCCGCCGCCGCCGCTGCGACGCCCTCGCCTGGCTGCGAGTCCTGGCCACGGTTGTGGACACCTTCGCTTCCCGCTTCGGCTTGGAGATGGTCCCTTTGATTCTTGCGGCGCGAGCAAAACCCTTGCGCGAGGTGCCGTATCCCAATTCCCGGCGACTCCAGGCGCCGCCCCTTATTGCGTCCCTAGACAATTTCGGCCTCTGCGCTTTCGCTTTTGCGGCTGCTGATTGATTGCCTTCTTGAATCCTGTCGCGTGCGGTCATTGCGTCCCTGCGGGCCTTGATCCGCGCCTTGTCCTGCCCGAGGTCATTAAACCGGCCGGGCTTGTTCCTGTTCGGCTTTTGCGTGCTGTATCGCGGCGGCTTTGTCATAGCCTTGCGCACAGAAGCAAAGGCTTCGGGCTGGCTCATCTGATTAAGCATCCCTACGCTGCCCCCTTCTTTCCTTGCCAGGAAAGACTTTGCCCTTGTTCCCACTTGGATAGCATTAAGGCGCTTGACGCCTGTTTTTTGTTCTGCGCCACGAACTACATTGTTGAGCCGGCCAATAACTCGTGACACCCTGCCATCGTCTACCCTCGCCTTTCTTTTTCCACGTGCTGGCTTTGCTGCAGTGCGGGCGGCTTTGGCCTGTTTGGGGGCGGCGAGCTTTGCGGTGGTCGCCTTCCGCCGCCCACGGGAAACGGTGCCAGGGATTGCGGGGGCCTTGGCCTTGCGCGAGCTTCCACCGATCGGTGACCCGATAGCGGTTCTGGCCCTGAGTGCTTTTATTGTTTTCTTTGTCCTTGCCGTGTCGATGTATTGAATGTCGCTTGTGCCCATCCGAAAGGCTCGCCTCATAAAGGCAAGCGTTGCAATTCTATTGTTTACTCCAAACTTTTGCTGTATGGCTTGAATGCCCTCTTTATAGCCTTTTGCAATTCTCCCGTTTAGCAGCAACGTGGGATCGTTGAACGTGTCACGTGCTCGTTGCGCCGCAGATCGCTGCGGCGCTGACAGCTTGACCGACTTTTGAGGCTTAACCGCCCCCTTCCTAGCCTTCCCCATCGCCCCCGGATCCCGCCGCACCCGGCCGCGCATGGTCCCCGCCAGCGGCGCCCGCTTCATCCGATCCAGCACCGCCCCCCGCTGATTCCCGGCGGCGGTCCTGAGGCGGCCACCCCGAGCTGTGGCGCCGTTCTTGCCCACGCCGGTGATCTTGCCGCTGTTGTCCCTGGTGATCCGGTTCGTGCCCCGCTGCGCTCGCCGGGCGGCGGGCTTGGCCTTGGCCGTGGTGGTGCCAGTCGAGGCGAAACGTCCCTTGCCATCACGGACATAGGTGCGGCGGGCGGATCTTCGGGCCATGGCGCTGACGGTGCTACCGCAGTTTTCCCGTCAGGGCTTGGGTCTTCTCACGCGGCTGCGGCGGCGTGGGGCAGGGTTTGGCGAGAGGCCCATGGCTTCTCGGTAGGCCCGCATCACCTGGAAGTCGTAGCGGCGGCCGGTCTTGAGGCCTGCGTAGGTTTCGGCAATGAACTCGGAGGGGCTGGTGGTGGCGTAGCGGCTGACGCGGTGAGCAAGCCTGGACATTTCATTGCCCCTTGCCACCCTGGCCTCTTGGCTTGGCCCCTTCTGCGTGGCTAACGCCCAGTATTGGCCAAACGGCGTAGATCGAGACAACAGATTCTTGTCCTTTGCGTGCCCCATTTCGTGGTAAAAGGTGTGCATAGGCGCAGAGCTTGATTTTGCCCCCCTTCTACGCTCTTGAATTGCAGACGCAGCAGGATTTACCCAACTGGTATGCGATCTATTGATGGTCATTTGCTTTGTAACAGGGTTGTAACTCGCAACCGTACTACTGCCGCGACTGCTGTTGTATTTCACGGACAGCCCTTGACCTTCAAACATTGCCTTAGTCGCTTGCGCATTGGCAAGTCGAGCCTTCTTATCGTCATTCGTGGCTGATACTTGGTATCTCATGTTTGCAATACCAGCTTGATACGGATTCTCCCCCTTCCTCGGCCTTGCCATAGTCCCCACCGGCCGCGCCACCGCGTTCATCAGCTCCCCAGGCCTGAGGCGGCTGGTGGCGGGGCTGCGGAAGGCCTTGGGCTTCGGGGTGGCCTTGGGCTTGATCGCCCCTGGCTTGAGGCCCTTCGGCTTGGCGATGGTGCTACCAGGGCGAGCGGCGCGGGCCTTGAGGGTTGCCCGCCTGGGCGTGGTCATTGCCGCCCGAGCCCTCAGGCTGCGAGCGCTCGCCGCGGCGTCGGCGACGATCTGCCCCCGCTGCTGGGGGGTGAGCTTGTTCTTCCCTCGCGTCGGGCTGCTCCTCAGTCGCCCCACTTGGTCGTAGACGTTCTCCCGAACAAAGCGGGCATCCCCGCTGATCTTGTTGGCCCTGGTTAGCCGTGGGTAAGAGGGAACGGTCGCAGCCACACCAACGCCTGCCGCGGCAGTGGCGTAGGCCCTGCGAGCGGGCTTCTCAACGGTCTTCCACTGCTTGGCCAGCTTGTCCCGGTGCGCCTGGTCCGCTGCTGAGCGGTTGGCGATGCGTGAGGGAACCCGCGGGGCTGGCACTGCCCGCGCATTGCCGCTCCTGCTGACCACCCCCGCCAGCGGTGCCCGCTTCAGCTTTGCCGTCTGCGTCGCCCGCTGATTCCCTGCCCCAGTGCGGAGCCTGCCCCCTCGTGCGGTCGCCCCGTTCTTGCCGACCCCAACGATCCGGCCGGAGTTGTTGCGGCTGAGGCGGTTTGTGCCCCTGGTGGCCGCCTGCTTCGGGGCGGGGCGGGAGCGAGCCGTGCCGGTGCTGGCGAAGCGGCCCCGGTTGTCCCTGGCGTAGGTCCGCCTACCCCTGCTGCCGCCCGCCATTGGAAACGCTGCTACTGCAGGAGTTTTCCCGGCTTGCCTTGGTCAGTCCGTCAGCACCGGGAAAGCCCCAGTCCAGCCGCGCTCCGAATCCAAGAACCGCAGCAGTTGCTGAGGGCGCTCCGGGGCAAAGCCCAGTTTCAGGCCATAGGCGGTGGGTCCGATCAGGCTGCCGTTTACTGACCAGCCGGTGCCCATGGTGAGCTGGTGGAAGTGCCCGAAGAAGCTGTGATCAGCCCTGATTCCCTGGTCCTGCCGGTGGACCCATTTCTGGAGGGGGATCGTCAGGCCACCGATGCCACCGCCGTAGCGGATCGCATCGCCATGGTGAAACCGCAAGACCTGCCCCAGCACTTCGACGTAGAGGATGTTGCCGTCGCTGATGCGCCATTCCAGGCGGGGCTCTCCCCTGTAATGCCGGCGCAGGCTCTGATACATCAGCCATTCGTAGCTGGTGGCGTGCGCGTTGTCGGCCTGCATCTTGGGGGTGGTGCGCCCGTGGTTGCCGTAACTGCAGGGGATCACGATGCGATCGAATCCGCCGTGCTCCAGCAGATGATCAATCCCAGCAACAATGGCCCGCTCGCATTCAATTATCTGTTGAGTTGGTGACAACTCCTGAAGCTGCGCCTGTTCAGGATGCAGCCAATTATCTATTAAATCCCCGCCCAACCAGAGCACCATTTGCCGAACATCGCAACTACTGCGGACCATGCGGATCACCTTCAGTGCATTGCGAAACAGCGCTCCGGCTCGCCGGTGAAACTCGTCTATGTCGTAGGCGTTCAGGCCGTTCACTGATTCCGCCCGCACCACGGCGCCGCAGTGCCAGTCCGAGCACAGCAGGATCGGCACCGATTCGGATCGATCCGCGTGATCCTCAACAGGTGTCAATGCGGCAGCCGGGGCGATCTCGCGAATGTCCAGGGCGGTGGTCAGGGAATCCAGCGTGGCCGCCAGCTCCGCAAGGGCTCTATCGCGGTCGCGCTCAGCGGTTCGAGCCACCTCCCTGATCTTGCGAAGCTCCAACTGCAGCGCCAGCAGCTCCTCAGACGTGTCGCTGCGCTTGCCGTTTGGGCACATGCCAGGCAGGCAAAACGGTCGGCGCTGACCGGCCTCCTCTTGCCACTCAAACGAGCTGTCGGAAAGCCAGGCCCTGCACGCCTTAGATCGCCGGCATTGGTAGGTGCGTTCAGCCATGCTTTTGGCAGCGATTCAGGCTGGTTGCCCTAGTTTTCCCGTGACTGGGATTCCAGTATTGGCGCCCCTACCCCACCGGCACCGGCGCTCGCTCGATGTCGGGATACTGCCGCCGCTCGCTGGGGGAGGGCTTGCGCACGGCCTCCTCAAGCACCTGGGAGGCACGGGCGAACGGCCAGCCCTTGCCGGCGGCAAACTCTCGGGCGGCATCCTCGCGGGCCTTCTGCCAGTAGGCCTCGCGCAGCAGGGCGGCTCGCAGGGTGGGGTCGGCCTCCTCCACCGCTTCGGTGGCCACCGGGGAGAGGGAACACCGGCAGCGAGGGTGCCCCGGCGCCACGATCTCGTCCAACCGGTAGATCCGGCCATGGCGGCTCGCGCACACCGGACAGGTCCGCTCATCCTTGGTGGCGATCCACCGGGCGTAGCCGAACCCGTTGCGGGCAGCGGCTGCCTTCTGGGCCCCCACGTAGGCGTTGGCCAGCTCACTGCGGGCGATCAGCTCAGCCCGCTGCTCCAGGCCCAGCCGGTTGTTCAGCCCCTGCGGATCGCGGGCCCCCTGCAGGGCGGTCCTGATCTCCCCCTCCAGCACGCGGGGCCCCTTCCCGCGCCCGATGCCATCGGTGACGATGCGGGCGATGCTGTCGCGGAAGCTCTCCACCTCGCCGCGGATGTAGGCGCTGGCGGTGCTGGCGGCGGCCTCCACGGCGGCCTTGGAGGCGCCCACGAACACGCCCTGCGCAGCCGCGTCAGGGTTGGCCGTCTGCGCGAGCTGCTGCCCCAGGTCACCGCCGAGGGCCACCGCTTCGGCAAAGTCCTCGCGGTAGCGGTTCTGGAGCCACTGCAGCTCCCGATCCGACGCGAAGGCTTGGGCCAGCTCCAATAGGCGCCGGAACTTGGCGGAGCCATCGGCGATCGAGTACGACCCCGGCCGGCGCGTAACCCCATCGGCGCTCTGCTGGTCGGGAAGCTCGGGATCCACGAACTGGCCGTAGAACCGGCGCAGATCCCGCAGGGTGCGAGCCAAGGAGCGGCGCAGGGCCGCCTGCGTGTTGCTGACCGAGCGATCGGCCAGGGTGTCCAAGGCGGCGGCGTAGTCGTCGGCGAGTTGGAGTTGTTGGTCGCCGATGGTGGCCATGGGTTAGCGGTTGCGGGGCTTCTGGCGCTTGTTTGTCTCCTGTGTTTGCCGCTTTGCTTTATCTCTTAGCTGCTTGATTGCGTTTTGCTGCTGCCTTATCGCAATCCTTGCGCCAATGTACCTATCAGCCCTGTTCATTGATGCGTTAGAGCGTCTTTCTTTTGCCTTGCGTGATTGCTTTCTATTTTGGCCAATCTCTCCCCATAGGCCGAACTTAACAACAGGATCAGCTTCATACGCTTTTTTTGCTGTAGCTTCTTCGCGTTGCAGTGTCGTGAGCTGCTTGCGAGCGTTGCGAATCTCAGCCGCCAGCGACTTTCGCTGATCTGTGCCGCGACCATACCCATACTTTGCGGGATCGTAGTTTAGTTCAATTTGCTTGAGCCTTTTTGATGCTCTCCTAAGTGATTCCAGTTGTTTATCAGCCTTTTGTCCTCTTGCAATCAGTTTAAGGTAGCGGGGGCTAAAGCCGCTTCCGCTTGAGGCTGGGGTGTTATCGCGATTCTTGGCGTTTTCAACTTTCCTGATTTCATCCAAAACGGCAGTTAATTTGGCGGTGATCTTGCCCTTAGCTGCGCTAATTCTTTCTTTCGTTAGCGGCTTTTTCTGTTTGCCAGCAGGCTTCTGCCGCTTGGCTGCCAGCGCCCCCGGCTTCAGTCCGCGAAGTTTGGCGATGGTGCCCCCTTGCCGGCCGGCCGTGACACGCTTGGGCGCAGCGGGCTTGGACGGCGCTGCCTTGCCCTTCCGCGCCACCCCGCCGACACGAGCCCCGCGGATCGTCCTGGCAGCGGTGCTAGGCGCGAGCTGCAAGGCCTTGGGGTTGTACTTCATGCGCCCCCTATTGCCCGTGGCCAGCCCAACCTTTAGGCGCCTTGCTGATTGGGTCATAGAGCGAGTAATCGCGTCAATCTGGCCAGGCGTTAATTTGTTCTTGCGCTTGCCTACATTGGCAATTAGTTGCATCCTTCCTTCGGAAAGATTGCTCAACTGTGCTGCTGTGTTTCCTGCAACGACAAACTTTTGCTTGCGTGCTAGGCGCTCAACCTGTATTGCACGCCTGGCCGCCTTTGGCAGGGCCCTCAGCCTTCTTCCATGGTCTTTGCGGTGCCCCGCCATCATGGGATCGGTGCGGTCCTTCCTGGCCTCTGGCGACTGCATCCAGCCGACCGGCTTCTTGGCGGTGACCACCCTCCCCCGCACCTTCCCTCCCCTGCTCAGCACCCCCTGAGGCGCCCCCTTGAGGCGATCGGTCTGCCTTGCCCTGAGGTTCCCCGCCCCGGTGCGCAGCCGCCCCCCGCGGGCTGTGGCGCCATTGCCGCTCACGCTTGTGATGCGCCCCGAGTTGTCCCGCGTGAGGCGATTGGTGCCGCGGCTGGCTCGCTTGGCCGGCGGTCGCTTGGGGGCCCCGCCGCCTGGGGTGCTCGCGAAGCGTCCGCGGTTGTCCCGCACATAGGACGTTCGGCGGGTTCCTCGGGGCATGGCTACGGCAATCGTTGCCGCAGTTTTCCCGTCAGTTCAGCGGCAGTCCCTGCGCGTCCACGCCACCCCCTGCGAGGTCATTGGGGCCCGGCACCGGCGGGTTGTTGAGGGCTTGCTGGCGGGCATCCTCGGCGGCCAGTTCGGTGGCTTCCTTCTTGCCGTCCACACCAGGCCGGAGCATCCCGCGCTTCTGAGCCAGGTGCGTGACCGTCTCGCGAAGCAACAACCCTTTGTCGTAGAGCGTGCCGGCAAGGGTGAGCAGGGCATCATCCACGGGCTTATCGGTGATCCCCGGCAGCAGATCCAGCCCGGCGCCGGCTTGGGGCATCTCCCCGGTGAATGCGCCCCAGAGCTGAAACATGGATTCCCATGCGGAGCTCTTTGCTTCGGCCATGGTGGTGATCGTGGCCTGAAGCTGAGCCCCCTCCAGTTCGGCCTGTGTGGCGGTGCGGTTGCTGCTGCCAGAGAACAGGAACGACAGGGTGGAGCGATCAATCAGCTTCTCAATCTCCTGCAGATGCTGCAAATGCTTGTCCAGGCTGCCGCCGGAGGGTTCGGCAAACGAAAGCGACCCGTTGGGATCCTTGATCTCCACCAGGCTGTTGGGCCCCAGCGTCAGCGGTTGCCCCGGCGCCCTGCCGGCGTCCTTGAGCACCGTGACGGGCAGGGCGCAGCGGTGCAGGAGCTCCTTGAGGTCGCTGTACTCCCTAAACCAGTCCAGGGTGAGGTTCGCCAGCGACAGCAGGGGGATCCCACATTGCCCGAAACCATCGCGGGTGGCGCCGTACCAAACCACCGGTGGATGCTGCAGCGGCTGGCCGTTGGCACCGGTGAAGACGCCCTCCTGCGGGCGGCCCTGCTCATCGGTGGCTACCTCCACCTGATAGTTGGCCGAGGCGCCCTTGCCGCCGTCGCCCTTGATCTTGAGAAGGCGCCATTCACCGCCCCGCATCACGCGATAGCGCGGCTCCAGCTTCAGGCCGTAGTTGCCGTCTTCAACCTCGTGCCATTCAAGAACCGTGACGGCGACCGGCACCCGCTTCCGGCCGACGCGGGCCACCCTCCAGTTGAGGACGTTGCGGCGCTCGGCCATAGAGAACACCGGTCGGCGGCCCTGGGCCAACTCTGCGGCCCTGCTCTCGGGCACCCCCGGCGGCATGTCCGCCATCAACAGGCAGCCGCCATCGCGAAGCACCAAGGCATCGGCGCCGAGGCCCCAGGCCTTGAGGCTGTTGCCCTCACCGTCAATGTCCTGGGCTGCCTCCAAAAGCCCCTTCTGCACCCCTCGAAGCTGATACCGGCTCAGCACCCCCGCAAAGGCGCTCACGCCATCGCGGAAGAACGACGGGTAACTGCTGCGCTTCAGGCGAGCCTGGTAGGCCTCCTTGGGCTCGCCGGCCTCCTTGGGGAGGTGCCGCAGCTTCGCATCACCCCGCAACAGTTCCCAGCAGTCCGCCACAAGGTCCAGGTCCGTCATGGACTCTGCCAGCCTGGGGTGACGGAATGACGGCAGATCGCCCTTATCGGTTGGATGGCTGATCTGCTGCCGCACCGGTGCCGCCTATTCCTGCTGGCTGAGTTTTCCCGCTCTCTTGGGGGTCGTGACAGGGGCTAAACAGCACCAACTGCTCCGCCGCCTGCAGGATCTCAGCGGCCCCTGTCAGCCGCCTGCGGGGGGAGCCCCCTGCCGCCTCGGTATCGCCCGCGGGAAGCTCCAGGGCCAGCGCCTGCTGTTCAGGGGTAGGGTTCAACCGCTCGCCCCGGATGATGCCTTGCGCCATGCGCAGGAACTGCCCATGCGGCATTCGCGCCAGTTGCCGCCGCTTTGGGGCATCCCACGCCGCCTCCAGCATCTGCCGATCAGCCCAGCCCATCGCAGCGTGAGCCTCATCGGCGATCCGCATGGCCTCGTTCAGCTCATCAAAGCTCTCGATCTCATCCCATGGATCGGGCTCGCGGGTGGCATGGAGGGCGTCAGGGTCCAGGCAGCGGGTTGCCCCCTGCGCTTCTAGGATCGCCTCAACCTCTGAGGCCTCCAGCCCGGTGGCCGTCACCACGGCCGAAAGGGTGGCCCCCTCCCCAGCCAGGCGCCGCACCGTGGGGGCCTTGTCGCGCCAGCGATCGGGGAAACGGACCCCGCTGCTGTGCCCCTTGTCCCGCAACCACTGCGCCATAGCGCCTCGGATGAAGGGCACCACGCACGTGCTCAGGGCATAGGGGATGCCGGTGGTCGGGTTGAGCCGTTGAGGGTCATAGCGGCGGCAGCCCTTGAGCAGGCCCGCAGCGGCAACCAAGAACAGGTCATCGAATGGCATCCGGGTGGACCGGGCCATCCGGTTTGCCATGGACCGGGCCAGCAGGAGATTGTCTGCGGCCAGTTGCTCTGACCACGGCGTAGGCGCTGGGAACCTTCCAAGCCGCCCCAGATCAGGACACGGTTCAGGCCGGATCTTGGTGCTGCGGGCGGCCCTGGGGCGCCGTGTCGTAGCAGGCATGTTCAATTCACCGGCGAATCAGACCTGATTTCAGTGCCATTATTGCGTCATCTGACCATCCCTGCTGTCGCAAAGCATCAGCATCCACCGGCTGGGGTGTGGCGCCATGGCCCCAGGAAACGGTGCTGAAGCTCAGCGGGCCGGAGCCGATCAGATAGATCAGGAGCTGGCTGGTCTGATCAACAATGTCGTCAAAGGTGGCGGCAGGGAACTGGATCAACTGATCCACCACCTTGGTGCTCCAAGGGGCGGAGCGCGGCAGGAACACGCGGCCGGCGTTCACTTCCACGCTGGCGGCATTGGCGCGGCTCTCCTTGGACCCCATCGCCCCGGCGCCGGCCTCCACCACGCGGTAGCCATGGGCGGCAGCAGTAAGGGTCTTGATCACGGCGGCGCCGTTGGCCTTCTTCTCGATCAGGAGCTCCCCAAAACCATGCCGGCGGTGCATGGCCTTGATCATCGCCACGGTCGCCGGAAAATCAAGGCGCTCATCCACAAGGTCCAGCAGCCAGGCCCCCTCCACGGTCTGCCCCCACAGGCCCATGGCCACCATGTCGCTCCCTTCGGTGTTGTCAAAGCTGCAGTCCACCGACAGGATCGTGCGCAGGAACGACTGAGGCAGCGCCGCGTCTCCCTCGTCCCCAGGCCAGGCAGGGCAGCCGTAGAACCGCAGGCGATCCCGGAAGAAGATCGTGCCCTTGCCGGTGCTGGGGCGCTGCTGGTAGACGCTCTCCCAGTCGCGGTCTGGGGTGTTGGCCCGCTTGCGTTGGATCCACCGCTCGTTGAAGCGCTCCGGGTCCAGGGCTTCGCCGGGCTGGCGCGGGTCAGGCTCGCGGCTGACAGTGGCCGGGAGCGGCTTGGCCTCGTGGGCAGGCACGGCCTCGATCGGCAGGCTGACCACGTGCCAGCGCTCGCAGTCGGCCTCCATGCCCTCCTTCTCCAGCTCCAGGTTCTTGCCGAGCAGGTAGCCGATCAGGTCGGCCTCATGCCAGCGGGTGTGAACCACCACCACCGACGCGCCGGGTTCTTCGCGGGTGCTGAGCACCGAATCCCACCAGTTATGGACCTGCCGCCGAAACGCGGCGCTCTCGGCCTGCTCGCGGCCCTTAATCGGGTCATCGATGAACAGGCGGTGTCCGGGCTTGCCGGTACCCTTGCCGATGCCCGCGGTCCAGTTGGTGCCGATCCCGTCAACGGTGCCCCATTCCTCCTTGCCCGAGAGGCTCGGCCGGAGGATTCCGCCAGAGGCCAAAAAGTACCCTTTCGCGTCATCCGAGAAGCCAACGGCAAGGTCTTGCGACTGGCAGCAGATGCCGTTGGAGCGATCGGGATAGCGCCGCAGGCAATAGCCCGGCAGGAACCGGCTGAAGATCGTGGATTTCCAGTGCCGCGGGGGAAGCTCCACCATCAGCCGCGGCAGTTCGTCATCGGCCACGCGCTGGGCCAGATCAATCAGCCGCAGGGTGTGACGGGTAAAGGGAAACCGCGGGAAAGACGTGGCGATGTAGGTCCGAAAGTCGGCGGTGTAAGGCTCCACAGCCGCTGGGATCGCCTCCTCTGCCGCCCTGGCCTCCTGCACCTCCCGCATCACGGGAAAGCCGCCCCAGTCGTTGGAGGCAGCGTGGTGCATGAGGTTCAGGGGCATCAGACCTTGGCCAGGGTCACCCCAGCCGCCTGCCCCTGATACTTTCCGGCCCCGTAGGGCTGGTCACAGGGCACCCCTTCAAAGAACAGGGCCTGACAGATGCCCTCGTTGGCGTAGATGCGGCAGTCGGCGCCTGATGAATTGCTGATCTCCACGGTCAGGTGGCCCTCCCAGCCGGCCTCTCCGGGGGTGATGTTGACGATCACCCCGCAGCGGGCGTAGGTGCTCTTGCCGATGTAGAGGGCGGTGACGTGCGGCGGCAGGGCTTGGCGCTCGATCACCACGCCGAGGGCGTAGGTGTGGGCTGGAAGGATGAAGAAGGCGCCGTAGCTGTCCCACTGCAGCTCGGCCGGGGCGAGGCAACGATCATCGAAGGCCTTGGGATTGACGATCAGGCCAGGAACGTGCCGGAACACGCGGAAGTCGTGCGGGGCCAGGGTGAGGTCGTAGCCGTAGGAGGAGCAGCCGTAGGAGATCGCCGCAGCGGCAAGCTGGCTGGCCCCATCGGCTGTCTCCCCGGCGATGATGCGCCTGACCTTCCCCGGCTCAAACGGGCTGATCATGCCCTTGGCGGCAAACTCGCGGATGCGCCAATCAGGCATGGAGCCGCCGCGGTTGGCAAGGCGGATGGTGCCGGTGTTGGGAAAGAATGCCTCCCTGTCGTTGTCATTCATGGTTTCAGCAAGCGGGCGGGACGTTGGCGGCGCTTCTGCTGGGCTGCAGCCAGGCGCTCTCGTGGCGTGGCCGGGGCCTCTGGGCTGCAGAGGGCCTTGAAGCGTGCTGGCTCACCCTCGGGCGCAAGGCGGATGATGCGAGGCGGTGGGGATTGCGGCATGGGGGTGGGATTCATTGCTCTGTGGGCATCGTGACAGGGGCGAAGCGTGGCGCGAGTCACCTCGCTCGTGGCTCGTAAAAATCACAGTCGGGCGCGAAAATCGGAAGACGGCCCCTCCTCTCGGGCACGCCCTGAGAGCAGGGATCAGCGCCGCCGCGCCAGTGCCGGCAGTCGTGGCAAACCAACCCCCCGGCAGGCGCAACCAGCGGCACTGGCGGGGCGGCTGGGGGCTGGGCGGCGCCGTGCTGGCGGCCCAGGTCGTAGCAGGCGCGGATGGCGGGGCCAAAGCCATGCTCTGAACCATCGTTGTAGACCCTACACAGCTCCTCATCCGTGACCACCGGGGCAGCCTCGGGGGTGGTGACCATTTTCGTGGCGCCAGGAAAATGGTTGGCGTGCGGCTGCTGCTGCGCAGCCTCCAGCGCCATGATCCGCTTCAGGTGATCGTCAATCCAGCGCATCAATTTGTCCACGTCTTTGCCCCATTCCAGAGTGGCCAGTCTCTGGGTTTCGTATTTCCGCTCCAGCGCCTCCACCCGCTCCAGCAGGTGCAGCAGCACATGGGAATAGGCGGCGCCCTCAACAGCGGCGGACTGGTAGAGCCAGGCCAGGGTTTCGGGGGGTAGTGGCTTGGTCATGCCTCCACCTCAGGCCGCGCCACCACCGACCGCAACCACTCGGTAGCGGCCTCGTTGTCGTCGTAGAAATGGCCGTGAGCCTCGGTGCCTCCGAGCATCAGCCCGGCGACTTCCGAGCCAACTGCAGCCTCCAGCAACCGGCCCACCTCTCCGGCCTGGTCAATCAACCAGCCGCCAATGCCGTAAGCGGTGGAGCAGCTGTGACACGTTTTCATCTCCAACGCACCATCAGCAAGCGCTGCAGTGGCGGCAGCCCTGAGCCTCTGGGGAGCGTCGGCTGCGATGGCCAGCCCCAAGGTCCCGCTTAGGTTGGCGCCGCTCAGGTTGGCGCCGCTCAGGTTGGCGCCGGTCAGGTTGACGCCGCTCAGGTCGGCGTCGGTCAGGTCGGCGTCGGTCAGGTCGGCGCCGGCCAGGTCGGCGTCGGTCAGGTCGGCGCCGGCCAGGTTGACGCCGGCCAGGTTGACGCCGGCCAGGTTGACGCCGCTCAGGTCGGCGTCGGTCAGGTTGGCGTCGGTCAGGTTGGCGCCGCTCAGGTTGGCGCCGCTCAGGTTGGCGCCGATCAGGTTGACGCCGCGCAGGTCGGCGCCGATCAAGTTGGCGCCGATCAAGTTGGCGCCGATCAGGTTGGCGCCGATCAGGTTGGCGCCGGTCAGGTTAACGCGTTGACCCTCCGGGTCGAAAGCGAGCCAGCGGACGTGGCTGGCGAGGATTTCGATCAGGTTGATTGTGGATGGTTCAGCCATGGGAGTCTATTTTTTTTGGGGGGGGGGGTGATAGTCATGGCCGTCTCGGCATAAACGCTCCACAGCCTATGCCGTAGCGAATACCGATTGACTCGGCTTCATTGTGCCCAAGACCACAAACACCCTTGCGTCTTACATTGTCGCGCCTAAAATCCTTAAATATAAAATGCACGCAATGACTACAAAGGTGCTTGTTTGATGATTCCGTTATCCGCGGCAACTCTGGAAATAAATCGGCTTGAATGATTCCGCGCCTCACCCTTCGGATCCACTCCCGAGAGGCGCGGTATTTTGCGGCCAGTTCATCATTGGTCGTTTCGGGTGGGGCAATGAGCACTTTACGGATCAGTTCAATTTTTTCCCGTGTCCGAGCGCTGTCTTTTACGGGGCTCATCGGCGCTGTTCTTGCTGTACGAAACGGGTTGAACAAGTGAATACCAGCGGCAATACGGCCATCGCCAGCAAGGCCCCAACAACGCAGCCGGCTGCAAATTGCGCCGCTAGTCGCGCTCCCCTCAGACTAGGGGGATCGGGGGCGATGATCACCACGGGGGGCTTCTTCATTGCTCTGCTGCCTTCCTAAACAGCCGGCGCAGCTCCACGGCATTGGGATGGCCCCAAGGCAACACGGAGCGTTGGAGCATGGCTGCCGCATCGGGCATCACCTTGGGGCGCGGTGCGGGCCTTGGTTCAGGCCTTGGAGGCGGCGGGGCGGTGGGTGTCATGGTTCGCTGGTTGAAGACTGGGATAAGCATAGCTATTTGGTGCCGGTCTGGATAGGGATACCTTCAGCCAATAACCTCGCCACCTCTCGGCCGCTGATCACCCGGTCGTATCGGGCCTGCAGCAGCAGGGCAAGCGTGTAGGGGTGCCGGCCGGGGTGCTCGCGGGCGATGGTGGAGACCATCTCGGCGGGGGTGGTGGTGCTCACGGCTGGCCCTTCTTGACGGCGAAGGCCTCCTCAAGGATCCGGTGAACTCCCGCGCTGTCTCCCCAATGTGTTCTGCCGCCATTGGCGAGCCCGTGCATCGCCTCGCATAGGCGGTAATAAGCCGGGATCAAGTCCCACAGCATCCGCGCCATCACGTTGGCCCGCTCGATCTCCTGCTGCTCCAACAGGTCGCGCCAGAGTTGCCGGGCCAGCTCCAGATCACCGCGAAACGCCCGCACCAGGGGGAACAGAGCCTGCGCTTCCTCCGCCATGCCGCTGCCGATCGCGTCATAGGCCTTGCGGTAGCGGCTCAGCACCTGAAGGTGGGATTCGGCCAGGGCGGCGGTGGACTCCTGCTGCTTGCCCAGCACCTCGGGGTTGATGACCTTGGCGGTGCTGGCCGGGGAAGGTGACTGCGGCGCTCGCGGCGGAGCTGGAGGCTTCGGCGCTTGTGGGGTGGGTGGCGCGGTGCGTTTCGGCTTGCCCTTCCGGCCCTTGCTGCGGTCGTAGGCCTCGGCTCGCTTTTTCCAGTTGAACCGAGCAGCGACCTTGCCAATCGCCTGATGTGAAATCCCCAGGATCTTGGCCAGGGTTGTCAGGGTTCGATCAGGGCCAAGCTCCAGGAACTGCACAAAACGGTCGTAAGCCTCGGCGGACTCCTCAAGGCCTCTGCAGCCCTGTCCCTGGTCCCAGATCGCAGCCAAGGAGAGTCCCGGTCCTGACAAGGATTTTAGGGTTGCAGCGCAACCCAGGGGCGCAGCCAGTCGCGCAACCGCTTGCGCAACCCCCTCGCCCTGACCCCGATCCAGACACGCACAAAACGAGATAGCCTGTCCCGTACCGGAGGCCCGCCAACAGAAAACCCGACCTTTCGGCCGGGCCCTCCGTGATCGTCTCCCCCGAAGCTTTGCCGGCAGAAAGGGGAGGGATCAGTTATCAACTACCCCATGATTCTACATGAAAGAACTACCAACAGGGCACCTCGGCTTCACGGCGGTCCCCACCTGGCTCTTGGGCCAGGCCAGCCCGATCGAGCTGGCGGTCTTACTGGCCATCCAAGAGGCGCCGGATCAGCAGATCAGCCTCACCGATCTGGGCAGCAAGGCGGGCGTGTGTCGCCGGACAGCCAGCAACGCACTGGCAAAAATGGCAGCCCGCGGCTGGCTGGCCAAGGAGGTGACAACCGAGGAGGACGGGGCGATCGGGCCGAACCGCTACGTCCTGAGGATCTGGGGCGACCTGGCAGAGGCACCCGAGCAACCCCCCAGCCCACCGCAGCCACAGAGGCGCGAACGGAGCGAACGGGAAAACGGAGCGGTGCCCATTGCCCTGATGGCCGCCTGCTCCGTCAAGAAGGGCGCCCTGTTCGTCTACCTGGCTCTCCAGTTGTTTGAGGCGCCAACGATCAGCACTCTTGCCACGGTCTGCTGTATGGCCCCCGAGGACGTGCGGGTGGCACTGAAGTTCTTGGAGGAGGGCGGCTGGATCCAACGGATTGACCGACCGGGCAGCAGCAGCCTGTTTCGGGTGTTCTTTGAGCGCGTCGGCGCTCGCCGGGGCTGAGGTGGTGACGATGAACAAACCTCAGAACCAGCAGCCACGGTGCTGCAGCGAAGCGGCCGGCAACAGGGTCGCAGGGTTCACGTGCCTGCCGAACTGGCTGTTTGGCCAAGCCACGGCGCAGGAGCTGGTGATGCTCTTGGCGCTGCAGCACCACGCCCCGAACATTCACCCGAGCCTGGCCACGCTGGCGCGGGTGTCGGGGCTGGGAAAAAGCACGGTTTGCCGGATCTTGCTTGGCCTGAAGGAGCGCGGATGGCTGAGGACAGAGCGCCGGGCGACAGATGGCGGGGGAAACAATTCGACCTCCTACCACCTGCTGATCTGGGCCATTGAACCGCCCTCAGCCATTGTCCCAGAGCGGGACAACTTGTCCCAGAGCGGAGGGGGGCTTGTCCCGGAGCGGGACATAAACAAGATGAATCTAAGAATAAAAACTAAACCAACAGCCTTAGAACCCCCCTTACCCCCCGCTGCGCGGGGGGAGCGCCGGCCCGAGGCCGTCGCCGCTCGCCCGTGTCGTGATCGGGATGGGTTCCTGATCCCGAATCCAGGCCCGCAACCGCAGGCCACCCCGGAGCAACCCGCAGAGCCTCCGGCAGCCGTGCAGCCGCAGCCGCAACAGCCGCAGGCCCCCAGGCCATTGCCCGAGCCGGCGCAAGATCCCGAGGCGATCGTCCCGGTCAAGCCGAAGGCCCGGAAGCGAGAGGCTGGGTTTGCGCCGGCCCACCAGGATGTTCCGGCGGCGCTGCTGCCGGTGATTCGCGAACTGCTCGCGTTCTGGCCGGCGCGGAAGGGCGCCAAGACCTTTGCGGCCTGGGAGCTGCTCTGCAGCGAGCTGAAGCGGATCCAAGACCACCCGCAGGGCGGAACCGAGATCGTGCGGGGGCAACTGGAGGCGGGCACGACAGCCGGCATTGACGGCAAGGCCTGGCAATCAATCCGGTTCAGCAACTGGCTCAACTACGGCACCAAGGCCGGCGCCCCGGCAAGCGGCGCGAGGTTCCAGGGCAAGCGCTCCACGATGGACCGGGTGATGGGCGCCATCGCCCTGGTTGAGAAACGCGAGCGCGAGGCGGCAGCAGCTCAGCGGGCGGAGATCGGCGGGCTGGTGCTCGCGGAGGTTGCCTGATGACCATCACGATGCGGGATTTCGTCCCAGCGATGGGGTTCCTGTGCGAAATGCTGCCGATGCAGCGAGCGCTGAGCGATGAAGCTCTGGCGATGGCGTGGGAAACCATGCCCGGCGCGGCGAAAATCCACCTGACGCGGGAATCCTTGGCGTTTGCGGTGAAGCAACGGCTGGTGGATCCGGCGCCGCCGAAGGAGCAGGCGTTGCACGTCCAGCTGCTGCGGTACGTGTTCCCGGTGGAGCGCACCGTGAAGCGCGAGCGGGGTGAGGAGGTGAACTGCGATCGGGCGCTGTTGGAGGGCGGGCTACGGGCTGATCTGGCCGAGCGCATGGCCGCCCCTGACCGGTTCCACGATCCAGCCCCAGTGCGCCATGAGCAGGCCCCACCGCAGCGGCCGAGGCTGCCCAGTGGCGGGCGGGCGTGGCATCCGAGCGAGATGACGGCGCAGCAACACGCGGCGCACCTGGAGCGGGTTGCGGCGGCGATGCAGCGCCTACGGGAGCGCGGTGGTGATGGCCGCGTTTTGAGCGCGGGGCAACTGGCCCAGGGCCGGTGGTGGTTTCAGCGCTGCCTCAATGGCTTTTGGCCGCTTGAATGCGACGACGGGGGCATTGCTGGGGCGTGGATCCTGGCCAATGGCCGCCAGGCAGATGCCCTGCTGCAGCAGGCGCAAAGTGCTCCGGGGCTCCTGCCGCCGGCTGAGGGTTTGGCCGTTGCAGGGCTGACGGGCCAGGGGGTGAACCCATGGCGGTGACCACACAAGGCGGCTGGTTGGTGGGCGATGCGGTGCCCGAGCCGGCCGATGGACTCTATTGGCACCCCGATCGCGGGATGCGGGTGTTGATGCCAGCAAGGGCGATCGTCGATGCGGCTTTCCCGTCGCAAAGGGGCGCCCCGGAGCGGTGCCGGTTGTGCCGGGCGGCGATTGCAAGCCATGCCCGCAGCCTGTGGGGCCCCTCGGCGACGGCAAAACCATGGGCGCCAAGCTCACGAACGTTTGACCCGGCCCGTCCGGCGGTGGAGGCCCTGGTTAGCCATGGCTTCTGGAAACGGGTTGAGGTGGTGGGCTCGCTGCTGCACGTGGCGGTGCTGCGGCACGAGGCGGCCACATCCGTGGACCTGGCAGTGCGGTTTGAGGATGGTGGGCTGGGCTTGCTGGCGGTCTGGAGCGGACCGGATAAGCGCATCCACCCGCTGGCGCCATGGGCGGAGCTGGGGGCAGCGGTGGCCGCGTTGGCGGATTCAGGGATCCCGCTGGCCAAGGCGGTGGTGGTGTGGGTGGATGACGGCGCCGTGAAGCTGGAGGCCAGGCCAGCGGATGAAGCGCTGGGGGTTTGGGTGGATGCAACGGACCTAGAGCGGGCTAGGCGGCGGCATTTTCCGCAGGGGGTGGCTCATGGCCGCTCCTGATGCCTGTCACGATCGCCATCAGCGCCGCGAGGATGGCCCTACGGCAGTCCTTAAGGGCTGCCCTGGTGTGGAGAGCGCCGGAGATGGGGAGAAGCCCGCTGCAAGGCCGCAGAGCGTCACGTTTCGCGTGGAGGGCATGGCGCCGGCTCCGCAGGGGTCAAAGCGGCACGTGGGCGGCGGCGTGATGATCGAGTCGTGCAAAGCCGTCAAGCCCTGGCGGCTACTGGTGGCTCAGTCCGCCATCGCGGCGAGGGTGCCCCTGCTGCGGGGGCCGGTGCGGCTATCGCTGGTGTTCCTGTTCCCCAGGCCGGCAGGGCACTACCGGAAGAACGGCACCCTCAAGCCCTCGGCGCCCGCCTATCACGCGGTCAAACCGGACGGGTCAAAGCTCCAGCGCTCCACCGAAGACGCCCTGAGCGGGCTGGTGATCGAGGACGACGCCCGGATTGTCGGAACCGTCTGGGACAAGCGCTACTGCGTCGGCAGCGAGCGGCCGGGGGCACTGATCACGGTGATCCAGCTTGCTGCATAGGCATACGGTTTCCCGCACTACTCCCGCTGTAATCGCTACCCTTATGACAGATAGGTAGCAACCAGCGAAGCTATGTCCACTCTCAGGCAACCAGTTCCAACCCGTGTCACGATCACGGTTCCGTTTCAGGTGTTTGCGCAGCTGCGGGACCGCGCCGATCAGGAGGGGCGCAGCACGAGCAATCTGGCCGCGTTTCTTTTGGAGCGCTCCCTAAGGCCCGTTTTACAGGCCCCACCGCGAGACATGGTGTCTTAACAGCAAAAAGGGGCCCTCAGTGGGCCCCCATGCGTACCTGTCGGACAGGCAGTGGCTCAGGATCAGGCGGCTTCCGCGTGATCCTCTTCCCCTTCCCATTCGGCGGCAATCACTTCGCCGCCCTCGCCTTCGCCGCCCTGGTCTTCGTCGGGATCTTCGCCAAGATCAACCTCGGCCAGGATCTGCGCCCCAATCTGGAGCCGCTCCAAAATGGCCACGGTGGTGGGATCGGCGGCGATCTCATCAGCCTCCAGGTCTTCGGTCAGCTCGGCGGCTACCTCGGCGATGGAGCACAGGGCCAGCTCAATGAAGTCGGCAGGGGCAAAGCCCAAGTCGGCGGCCAGGGCAAGCGCTTCGGCCACGGGCACGGTCGGGCCATCGTCGGCTTGCATGTCGTCTTCGGCACCGTCCTGCTCCTGATCAAACGGTGGGCGCTCCGCCAAGGGAGCGGACACATCGAGGGCTTCAGTCATGGGTTTGACGCTGGTCCCGCCAATTATGCCTGTCCAGACCCTGAAGGGCTATGCCGTGGCCCTGAATTGCTACTGTTACAAAGCGCAATGCTTGAGAATCGGGGCGGGGTGGGCGATCTGAGGGAGGCGCAGCCGCGCCTGTTGCCAGTTACCCAATTCATACCCTAATCTCTGGTTGTGGTGATGGCCCACTTGCCAGCCACGCAGAAAACCAGCCCCGGAGAGGCCTTGTGAGGCCCCGGCGCTTTCGTCCCCACCGCAACACGAACCATGGCCTCTATCTCCTGCATCCTGTTTTGGGTTTTTGTGCCCCTGCTGATCGCTTCGGCGGTCGTCGCCTGGGCGCTCGAAACCGACCGGGAGCGGGCCCGCCGCTGGCGCCGCTCTGGCCTCAGCCAGCAGAAAATCGCTGATCGCCTCGGCCGCAGCCGCTGGCAGGTTCGGCAGCTGCTTGCCTGATCCAACGCGGCCCGCCGGAGCCGCACCCAATCCGGCCACCGTCAACCAGCGAAACCGACAGTGAACCTCTACGAAGTCCGCTCCTTTGCCCACGACACGATCAAGGCTGCGCATGATGCAGGCCGTCACCACGAGGCGTTTGGCCTCGGCGACCGCCTCTATGAGATCGGCTACCAGCCCACCCCAGAGGCGGCGGCAAAGGTCCAGGCCTGCGCTGAGCACCTGGCGGCTTCCCTGGCTGCCTGATCATCCACGGCCAGCCGGGAGCCCATCCCGGCAACCCATCCACCACCACATCCCCCGCCCATGGCCTACTCCTTCTTCCGCCGCGGTTTCTGCGTCTACTGGCACGAGGATCCCGCGACCCTGGAGCGTGCTCACCACCGCGCTGCGACCGAAGAAACCCAGCGTGGCTTTGCCCAGCCGGGTCCGATTGAGACGACCGATCTGCACCCCAGCCGACTCACGACCCAGGGCGCCGCGCAAGCGTGGCGGGTCAATGCCTGAACCCCTCCCCTACCGCGTCACCCTGTCCGCCCTTGCTGGCCCTGTGACGCTCGATCTGATCGCCAGTAGCCGCGCTACCGCGATCCTGGCCGCCCAAGAGCTCACCGGCTTAGGACATCGCGCCACCGTCGCCCGTTGCGCTCGTCTCGGGGACTGGTGATCGCTGCGCCAAGGCCCCTGATCCGCCGCACCAATCAACTGCACTATCACCCGCCAGGCACCATTCGGTCGCCTGGCGGTTTTGCTGTGGAGATTGACTTCGATCTATGGCCGCTTGTGGCGCCCCTGGTGCCGTTACTGGAGGAGGTGGAGCGCGTGGAGGCCTTGGCGGCTGGGAAAACTGCAGCAGGATCGCCGGATGCCAATGGCCAAGAAGAAACCGACCACCCAGGGGCAGAAGGCCTTGGCTAAGACGATGCACGAATGGAAGGCGGGGACGCTTCATAGCGGCAAGGGTGGCCCGGTGGTCAAGTCGCAGAAACAAGCCGTGGCCATCGCCCTCAGCCAAAAAGCCCGCGCCAGCAAGCCAGGACCGAAGACGAAAAAGAAGCGCTGATTGCTTGTCGCCACAGTGCAGGATAAGATTGCTATTGCTTGTGCAATCTGATTTCGCATGACCGCGACCCTATCCGCGCCACCCGCTGAGCAAATAGCTCCCGCCGCCCCCGCGCCTTCCGCCCCTCTGGCCGGTGCCGACCTCCTGGCTAAGGTCAAAGAGCTGGGCGACGCCTCAAAGACCGATCTGGCCCGCGCCTGCGGTTACGTCAGCACCAAGAAAAACGGTGCGGAGCGCGTCAACTTCACGGCCTTCTATGAGGCCATGCTGGAGGCCAAGGGCGTCAGCCTCAGCGAGGGTGGCAGCAGTGCGGCCGGCAAGCCTGGCCGGAAGCTGAGCTACACCACAAAAGTGCAGTTCAATGGAAACCTCATGGTCGGCAAGGCCTACACCGCCATGCTTGGCTTGGAGCCTGGCGACGAGTTTGAGATCAAACTCGGCCGCAAACAGATTCGGCTGGTGCCCGTAGGAGCCGCCGATAGCGACGATTGAACCCTGTCCAGACAGGCGCCAGATTCAGGGGGCTATGGCCCCTCTTTTTTATGGTGCGACCTGTATCCTTTCTCCGGCGGTTCACCATCGCCCAGAAGGCCTCCCCGGTTGGCTTCGCTGGTTGACGGGGAGGCTTTCTGCTGCTCTGCTGCGCTTGCGCCTCAGAATCAAGCAACTCGGTAGCCTGCCCGCAACAGTGCAGTTCGGAACAGGGGACAAGGTAAATGGCTCGATCTGATTTTTCCGGCAGTGAGCATGGCCTGGACCGCCTAGCCGGCGGGATCGTCATGTTTTCCCGTGCGGTGCGGATGCTGCTGGCTCGCAACAACCTCACCCATGAGCAGCTGGTGAAGCTTTCCCAATGGTCGAATCCATGGGGAATGACCTGGCTATCAACCTCTCAGGTCAGCTATCTGCGGACCGGACAGCTCAAAAAAGCCGGCCCCCAGACCATTGACGCCCTCGGACAGGTCAACCTGAGGCTTGCCCAAGCGGCCGGGGCTGTCTCTCCCGGCGTGGATAATCTGCCCGACTTCGGCCCGCTCCCGAGCACCCTGGGGCTGCCGGACGAGCCGTTCTTCCTGCGGCACCCAGACAGCCATGAGCCGCTTGATGCCGGTGGGCTCTACTTGGTCTGGATCGGCCGCCTGACGCCCGAGGCGATAGAGGAGGGACACATCAGCGACATGGAGGGCCGGCGGCTCTCAGGCAACCTTTCGCGCATCGTGCAGGGCTGGGCCAGGGATCGGAAGCTGACGATCGGCCAGGCGCTGGAGCAAGCCCTCACCGCCTACGGGGTGGTGGAGGAGAGCAGGCGGCAGCGCCTGAAGTCGGTGGTGGTTGGGTTCGAGGTCTTTACCGGTGCCGAACTGGATCAGGAGCTGCCTGCCCTGGGGGCGATGCTGGGCGCCCTGGACGGTGACGGGCCCATCGACCCGTCCGACGTGCGGGAGCGGCTCTACCGGCTGCCGAAGGACTGATCGCGCTCCTCGCGTCGCCTCAGTATGTCCTCCATCCGTTCGTTGAGGCTGGCGCATCGGGCAGCCGGCGAGAGGCCGCCCCGGGGGGAGAGCAGGCGGCGCCCATCGGGTAAGCACAGTTCGATTTCCACCATGGGCCCCAAGCAGTAGGCCATGGCCCGCAGACGGGCTTCCACAATCGCCGCCTCTGCGGGGGAATCAATCAGGACTCGCATCAGATCAGGCGGCTTCGCGGGGGGGGGGGGGCACACATTGGAAAGGCTCTGCAAATCAGCAGCAGACTAGCTGCGTCCCCGCTGGGCCAATCCGTATCAGGATAGCCCGTCCAATGTGTCGCGATGTTGCATTGCTTACCCCATTCCGGCCCATGTCCCGATAGGCTAGCGGCGCCCGAAGGGGCACCCAACCAGCGAAACCACTAATGACCAGTTCCATGGTGCGCCGCAACGGCTCCGGGCCGATGCAGCGCCAGCAACCCGCCGGCCGGATGGCCCCCGCGGGTGGCGCAGTCAACACGATTGAAGACTTGCTCAAAAAGCACGGTGCGGAGATTGCCCTCGCCCTTCCGCAGCACGTCACGCCAGAGCGGCTGCTTCGGATCGCCCTGTCTGAGGTGCGCCGCAATCCGCGGCTTGCCCAGTGCTCCGCGCCCAGCCTGTTGGGGGCGATTTTCACGTGCGCTCAGCTTGGCCTGGAGCCCGGCGGGGCCCTGGGCCATTGCTTCTTGATTCCCTACCGGGATGAATGTCAGTTTCAGATTGGCTACAAAGGCATGATCGAATTGGCCCGCCGTTCGGGTCAGATTCAAAGCCTTTCCGCTCGCTCCGTCTACGAAAACGACCATTTCGACTACAGCTACGGACTGCACGAAGATCTTGTGCATCAACCGGCTACCGGTGAGCGGGGCGAGCTGACCCACGCTTATGCCGTTGCCAAGCTCGTGGATGGCGGCATTCAGTTTGAAGTGATGGATCGCCACGAACTGGAAGAGATACGCGACGGCAGCCAGGGCTATCAAACCGCAGTCAAATACAACAAGAAAGATTCGCCTTGGATTTCATCGTTTGATGAAATGTGCCGCAAAACGGTGATTCGGCGGATGTTCAAGTATCTGCCGGTGTCCATTGAGCTGGTCAAGGCGGCCAGCCTGGACGAGCGGGCCGATAAGGGCCAGCGGCAGGAGACTGACCTCGACCACCTGTTGCTCCCGGCCGAGGTGCCCGCAGCACCCCCCGCCATTGCTGCCGCTGCCGCCCCTGTCGCGACACTCACCGAACAGCAGCAGCAGCAGCTTGTGACCGCCCTGGAGCGACAGCTGAGCCCCGTGGGTCAAGCCGCCTATTTGGTTGATGCTTGCCAAGCTTTCGGGGTGGATGCCCTGGAGGCGATCCCGGCAGAGCATCACAGCGCACTGATGCAGAGCCTGGCCAACGCGGGCAGCCGCGAACGCTGGAATCGAGGCTGTGGGCATGTGGATGGTGAGCCCCTGCTGAGCACCGAGCAGATCGCAGACCTCAGCCTCCAAGCCCCCGAGGCAGCCAAGGAGGCTTTGCAGCAGCCGGCGCCGCAGCGTGCCGCCAAGCAAGCCCCCAGGGCTGCCGCTCCTGCCCCCGCTTCAGAGCCTGCCCCGGAGCCCGCCCCGGCCCCGGCCGAAGCTGAGCAGGAGGAGCCCGGCGATGAGCTCATTCAGTCGGAGCTGGTGTGATGGTCGCCCTTGTTCCTGCCGATCTGACCGTGCCGGAGGAGGAGATCCTCCGGCGGGCGGACGGAGACACATCCTCCGCCCTGCGGATCGCAGCAGCCTACGGCTATGAACTTGCCTGTCGCGACCTGGATAAGGCAACCACGTTCAAAAAAGAGGCTCCTCAATGCAGTCAGTAATTTTCCTTGTTGTTGGGGTTCTTATTGGATGCGTTGCACGTAAAAAGGTATTTGATGAAACGTGGCACGCTGGATATATAGAAGGTGTCCGCTATGGCAACCATGAAAACGTTTTCCTAAGGCGGCGCATTATTCATCTAGAAGCTCAGGCCCGTCAACTGAAACGCACTGGGGTAAAGGCATGAGGGCGATTGATCAATTTTATCTAGACTCCTACGGCCGAGTCCCGCTGCTCACCGCAAAGGAAGAGATTGTTTTAGCCAGGGCAATACAAAAAGCAAGCGAGCCAGGCGCAACACTGCGGGAAAAGCGGGCTGGAATACGTGCAAAAAAGCGCATGATTCAGGCCAACATGCGTTTAGCGGTCAACATGGCGATGAAGTTTTTGCCACGCTGCAGCACGCTTGATCTTCATGATCTTGTGCAAGAAGCAGCGTTCGGTATCAACCTCGCCGCCGAAAAGTTTGACCCAGAGCGCGGCTACAAGTTTTCCACCTATGCGTATTGGTGGATTTGGCAGATCTTAAACCGTGCGATTACGTCCCAGGATCGGTCCATTCGTATCCCTGTCAACGCGGCGGAAAGCCTGGCCAAGATGTTTCGTCTGACCCAGGACGCAGCGGCCAAGGGTAAGCCGATCAGCGAAGCCGAAGCAGCCAAGGCGGCGAATATCCCGCTTGCTAATGCTCACGCGGCTTTGCTGGCTCTAGGTGTTCACTCGTTAAACTACATGAAGCACGGAATTGATACCGAGATCATTGATCTTTTAGAAGCGCCAGCTTCTGATGATTATTTCAGTGATCTGGGGGTCAGCCGGGCGGAGCTGTTGGAGATTGTCAATCAGCTTCCAACGCAGGAGGCCTATGTCGTGGGTTCCTTTTTTGGCCTCCACGGCGAGGCGCCGCAAAGCCTCACCCGCATCGGAAAGGATCTTGGCATCAATCGCCAGGTGGTCACTCTGCGCAAGGACAAAGCGCTGAACCGCATCCGCCGCGCCATCTATCACACCCACGGAATCACCGCATGACTCGTCTTCACCTCCTGGGGTTCTTGATTGCCCCCTTGATTGCTCTGCCCTGCATCTGGCACGGCCAAAGGATGGTCAACCCAGAGGCCCGGCTGTTGCTGGTGCCTGATGCCGCCCTGCAAGCGTTGCAACGATGACAACTCCCGCCATCACCGTTGCGAACCTGGCCCAGCTGTTGTGCCAGTGGCCTCACCATGGTGCCAATGGGCAACCCACAACCGTGCTTTTGGGGGATCGGTTCCCTGATGCAGCCGCTGGTCCCCTGCCAGCCATTGCGGCCGGCGCTGTTGAGCTGGACGACGGCGGGCGGCAGCATCTGGTGCTGTTTCCCGAGCAGCATCAGGTACCGGCCGGGTCCGCTGCCGACCATGCTGATGCCCTGGATTTGGCGCTGGCCGCGCTCAATTATCAGCTCACCACTCCATTGGATCGCTACGACCCTTGTAGGGCTAGTGAACTGATGGTAAGGGCCGTTACAGCTATTGAAACAATCAAGCGCCTAGAGCGACGCCTTTCCCTATGATCAACCCGTGTCCCGATAGGGATTGCCAACCAGCGAAAACCCCAATGACCCTCACCTTTCCGGCCGCGCCGCCCCAGCCGCGAGCGATGGCCCTTGATCTCTTTGACGAACTGGATCAGATCAGCAGCCAGGCCGAGGCTGTGGCCACAGAGCTCCGCCGCCTGGGGCTGAGCCCCGCGATCCTGGAGCAACTGCAGCCGGGCGCAGGGGCCACGGCGCAGAAAATCACGTGCCGGCTTGAAACCGCCGCCGAGGCCGCTCGGGGGCTGGGATGAGCGATTTGATCCACTACGACGAGGACGACGAGCTCCCGCCCCGCCGCTGGCCCTGGGATGACCTGGACGACGAACACGAACAGGCCCCGACCGCTGCCGAACAAAACCCATCAATGCTGCTGCCATGACCGCCACCATCACCGCCCCTGTCCTGACTTCCAACGGCGCCCCGATCGGGGAAGCCCTGCTGAGCCCTGAAGCGGCCTGGGAGGAGGTCTGGGGGCTCACCCTGAACGGCGCCCCTCAGGTGTTCTCCGGCCTGCCCCGTGAGGCCTACGACCAGCTCCCCGGCTGGAATGCCTCCCTGCTGAAAGTCGTCCTGTCCAAGAGCCCGGCCCATGCCTGGAGCGAGTTCATCAACCCCGATCGGGAACAACAGGAGGATGCGGGGCAGTTTTTGATCGGCAATTTGTTTCATTGCCGCCTGCTGGAGCCCGAGCTGTTTGATCAGCGCTATTTGGTGCTGCCGCCCGATGCGCCGAAGCGGCCCACCGTGAAGCAGTTGGAGCCCCTCAAGCCCCGCAAAGACGGCACGATCAACACCGAAACGGCCACCTATGCCAACTGGCAGGACGCCATGGCGCGGGAAGCCTGGTGGAAGGCCTTTGAGGCAAAGCACCCCGGCGCCGGCACTGCCCAGAACGTCAGCGCCAAGGACTTGGCCCTCGGCGACGCCTTGGCGTACGCCGTGCTCGCTCACCCGGTCCTAGGGCCCCGTTTTGATGACGTGCTTCAGAACCGCGTTGGCAATGAACTGACCCTGACGTGGGTTGATCCACTTACAGGGAGTCGCTGCAAGGCCCGCCTTGATGCAGTGCGGTTCCTGGGGGATCGCCTCTGGATTGGCGACTTGAAGTCCGCCATGGATGCAGGCCCCGGCCCCGACCACTTCGGCCGCGCTGCTGCCAACTTTGATTATTGCCTCTCGGCGGCCTGGTATCGCGATGCGGCGCAGTTCTGCCGGGCGGAGATCGAGGCCCTGCTGGGGCTGCCCGAGGGGGCGCTGATCGTGGCGCCCAACGGCTACGAGTTTGAGTTCATCGCCGTGGAAAAGGCCCACCCGCGGCCCGAGTTCGTCGGCCGCTACCTCCTCTCCGATGAACAGGCCGAACTGGGGCGCCGCATGGCCCGCCGGGCACTGGAGACGGTGGTGCAGGCTGAGGCCTCCGGCTGGTGGCCCGGCTACGACTCGGCCGCCACGGTCCTGGATCTCCCCGGCTACGCCTACCAGCGCATGGAGCGGCTGGCGGAGGTGGCGGCGTGAACGTCCCCACTCTTCGCACCCTGGCCCGACTGCTGGCCCCGTGGCGCACAATCCGGCGGTTGGAGCGGGCCAATAAATGGCTCACCAATGCCCTTGCCAACCCGACGCTCACCGGGATGGCGATTCACGGCAACAGCGCAACCGTGGGTGGCGCCTGCCCTGGCGCCCAGTTGCTCGCCGGCATGTTTTTGGGGCTCCTGGAGGACAACCCCAAGGCCGTCAACTATTTGCAGCTCACCTTCGGCTCATCCAAGGGGCCAATCCTCGTCACGGTTCAGCGCCCCGGCGGCGCCTCTCCCCATGCCCTGCGGGCCCAGGCGGAACAGGAGCTCCGGAACCTGCGGGCCGAGTTGGCGCGGTTGCAGGGCGAGCGCACCGCCGAGCAGGAGGACGAACTCCATGGCTGACCTCACGCTCCGCGAGGCGCTGCAGCGGATGCTGAACCGGCACGCTGCCGCCAAGGGGCTTGCCCCTATCCAACTGCCTGGGACTTCTACAGCCGATCCACAGCCACCATCTGTCCCCGTTGGCCCACTCGCATCTCCTGGAGCACGGCGCCGAACACGGCCCGCAGTTCTGCCGGCCCAGCCAGCCTGAACAGTTCGGGATCGCTCAGCCGCTCGCGGATCGCCTCCACGTCAGGGGTGACCCGCGGGCGGTTTGCCATGGCGGCGATCTCCGCCCGCAGCGCATCACAGGCCGGCGCAATGGCTGGGTTTCGCCTGGCCATCGCCTCCAGCGACTCCAAGTCGCGGCGCTTGGCGCTAATCGCTGGATCCTCCGCCTTAGGGGCTGCCACTGCTGCCGCCAGGCGATCGGCTGCCGCAATGCAAGCCTCAATCACCGCCGGCATGGCCCGATCTTCTCGGATGCCCGCCTTCTGCGAGCACAACCGATGACGGCAGCGCCACCAAGCCGTTTTTCCTGAGGTGTTGCGCCGCAGGGTGTGCCCGCAACTGGAGCACCGCAGTGATCCGGCGAGGGCATGTCGCACCTCCGTGGCGCGACCCAGGAAGCGATTAGCGGGCCGCCGCAGGTATTGCGCCAGCTCCTGCCAGTCCTGCTCACCGATCAGCGCCGTGTGCTGGTTGTAGTGGATCTCCCCCCACCGCCGGCTCCAAGCCTTTCCGCTGCTCTGGTCCACCAGATGGCCAATGTGCCCTCGGATGACGGGATTGCAGAACCACGCCATCAGGCTGCTGGTTGCCGGGGTCCAACTGCACCAAGCCGGCAAGTCCTTTGACACCGCCGAAAAGCTGCCTAGCTCCTGCAGCAGCGCGAGCACCTTCAGCGCCTGAGGCCAGTGCTCAGGGTGCGGCTCCAGCCGGTGGTCTGCTCCGCCTCGGTAGCCGAACGGCTTGCGCCGGCGCAAATGGCGCCCTTGGGCACGGTACTGCTCGAACTGGCGCCGCAGCCTCATGCTCAGCATTCGGCTCTCCACCTCGGCCATGGTCGTGAGGATGCGAGCCTGCATGAACCCCTGCGGGGAGGCCGATTCGATGATGCCGCCATCAATGGCCGTGACCTTCACGCCCTGGATTCCGCACAAGGCCAGCAGCTCATCGGCAAAGGCCGCATTTCGGCCCAGTCGATCAGCGCGGGTGATCACCAGCTCTTTCACGCAACCGGCTTGCACCTTAAGAATCACCTCAGCCAGGCCGGGGCGGTCGTCAACGCGACCGCTCTCTAGCTCCTCCACGATCCGATCACAACCGGCCGCCTTGAGCCGTGCCACTTGCGCCGGCAGGCTGTCGGCCTGCTCCTCCTTGCTGACGCGGGCGTAACCAAGGCGCATAGGCTGCGGTAGCAGTGGTTTGGACCCTAGCGCTTTGCAGTCCTTCTCTTTCAATAGGGTCCGCAAAGCGCTGCCCAGATGCTGCAAGGGGCTTCCTAGGGCTGTCGCTCCTGCAGGGCCACACCTAGAGCCACATTTGCGGCACCGGTCCAGGTCGTGATGGCGGTTGCCAGGGGGGTTTCGCAGTTGCCGTGATTGCTCAGCAAGCAGACAACCCAGCCAGCGGTGCCCAGGCTTGCCGCAGCCAACAGGCAGAGGCCCGAGAACAGCAGGCAGCGGCCCAGGAAGCGGGTCACCTTGCCTCCAGCCGCGTCACCCGGCGATCAATTCCGGTGATTGCCCCTTCGGCTTTCTCCAGCCGATCCTCTGCCGCTAGCTGGCGGCTAAGGATCGCCTTTTGATTCTCAAGTACCAGATCAAGTTGGCGCGGCACCGTGACACCAATGTAGACAATCCCGGCCACCGCCAACAGGATTAGACCGCTGGCCACTTGTGGGGTTACCTCACTCCAGAACTGAGCCTTTTGCTGGTGCTGGTCGCCGTTGTCCATGTGCTGTATGGCTCTGCCTCAGTTTTCCCGATCGTCAGTCAGACACCGCTGCTTGGATCTGCGCTCCAGTCGTATCCACGGTCGCGCAGTTCTTCAGTCGATCCATCTCTGGGGTTAGTTCGGTGCGCACCTGGAGGGCGATGGCCTCTTTGGTAGGCGGCGTGGTGGGCGCGGTGTAACCGGAAGCCGCTAGGCGGGTGTCAATCTTGCCTCCGGTACGTTCTAGGTCAGAGCGAATGGCTGCAATCAGAGCTACCTGATCAACGTTTGTGTTTCCGATTGCGCCGACTATCGCGTTCAGCACCTGTTGACCATCGCTCTCGTTGAGGATGCTCTGCTCGACTGCTGTGGCGATGGCCTGTCGCTCGGTTGAGGTTAGGGAATAGCCCGTCTTGTCAGCAGCAGCCCATACCGCTGTGGCAATCGTGGTCGCCGAGGGTACGCTCGGGGCGTTAGTGAGGGTGTCCACGGTCCCGCCGGTAACGGTGCGGGCTACGGCAGACCAAACAGCGCTGGCTACATCAGCAGCGCTTGGGATCGTGGTTGTCAGGGTGCGGGCTATGTTGCCCCACACAGCCGCAGCCACCGTGGCGGCATTTGGTGGTGCCGTTGACAGGTTGTCAAGATAGCCAGCGCGGGTGATGGTCAGGCCCTGTGATGCCAGAGCGGTCTGGACGTTTGCAACCGTGAGAATCGCCGTGCCGGTGGTGTTGTCTGTGGCCACACCAAGGGCAACGCTTGACGCCGAGGCGACGCTCAGCGTGCCGGTGAACTCGTTGCTGGGTCCATAGACCGTGTACTGGCGCACATTGGCGGTCACTGGGTAACCGCCGCTGGGCATGTTGTCTGCACTAAATAAATTTCGCTTGGTGCTTCCGTCACTTCTGGCCACTTCAAAGTATGTGGGAATCAGCGTCGGTGCCCAGCGCCAGGACTGCGCCTGGACCGGGTTGATATTGCCGCTGGCGCCCAGCAGGAATGGACCGGAAAGGCGAAGGATTGTAGTGGCACTGCCTGTGCCGATGGCGCCTGATGTGGTGCTGGATTGGCAGGTGCCGTTCACGGTGATAGTGTTGGCGCCGCCGTGGTCAAGCGCAAAGGTGCCACCACCAAACAGGCTTCCCGTAATTACGATATTTGCGCCAGTTCCTGTGCAAGCCAAGGCATTGCCTTGGTTTGCACTGCCCCCCGTTCCATTTCCGGTAATGTTTACAGTTGCTGCACTTGCAACAAGTATCCCCCTACTAGCTCCTGCGCCGCCGTTGAAATTCCCAGTGTGATTTAGGGTTCCGGTGCCAGTTGCGGTAATTGCACTGCAGGTAGTGGTTGAAGTCGATGCAGACGCTGTGCCGGTTGTGTTTAGCGTGCCACCGCCTGAGAACGTAAGCAAATTGCTAGAACTTGTTGTGCCTGTATGGCTCAAGTTTGACACCACGCTTGCTGACGATCCCGCGCCCAGGGATGGCGTTGTGATGCAGCTGGTAGTCGTCGCGCCTTGAACTACCCCGACTGTATTTGTGCAAGTCAAATTGCAGCCATTTAACAGGCTGAACGTACCGCCCACGGTGATGCTGGTGCCGCTGGCATTACTGATTGCCTGCACCGTGCGAGTGTCGCTGATTGTGACGGTAAAGGTGTTTGCGTAGGCCACGTCACCAGACCCCGGTACCACGCCGCCGAACCACGTTGAAGTGGCCTCGAAGGCGCCTGATTGTGTTGCGCGTATATCAGCCATGATCAGCGCCCTCCATCGATGTACTCCTGTGCCGCTTGCTCCAAGGCCACCAGGAACCGCGCCAGCCGTGGATCGTCCTGAGCCTGTGCCATTGCGTCCCAGATGATCAGCGGCGGAATGGGTGGATCAACTGCACTAAAGATCTCCGGCCCATTCTCGCCATCTCGGTATGCCTTGAATGTGGCATTGATACTCAACACCATTCGCCCCTGCCATTCACGGGTGCTCAGCGATAGATCTGGTCCCAACAGGTCGTAGGTGACTCCGTTGACTTGTGGCGGCTGTGGGTTGCGGATGGCCATGGCGATCAGGAATAAGTGAGCGAAGCCCGGCTGGTCCAGGCGCCGGAGGCGGTTCTGGTGGTCATCAGCACGCCAGCAGCAGAGAAAATCGTGCGAGTGATTGCCCAGCCGGTGGAGGACTCGGCGGTGGCAGCCGGAGCCTTGCCGACGTAGATGGTGTTGGAGGTAGAGGTGGAATCGATGCGGACGGATTGGGAGGCGCCGCCACCAGAAGGCCCCGGCGGTCCAGGAATTGCGACACGCACCACCGCCGGAGCGGCAGGAACGGTCAACCTGACAACAGCAGGGCAGGTCATGCGTCCCTCCTGCTGCTGCGCAGGGTCACCGTTACCGATCCGGTCGCTAGGAAGTTGTCATCAGCCTGGGTAGCGCCAGGCGACACCATGATGCAGTCATAGCGATAGGCTCCGCCCACCTTCAGGTTGTTGACGATCGCTTCGGGAAGAATCAGCCGGACCCTTCCCTGTGATGGCGTGGCTTCCACCGTCACGGGGTAAATCGTTCGGCCCTTCTCATCGCTGACCGTGGCATTGACATCCCAGTTCAGGAACTGCCAGGCCGTGGTTTGAGCGGTGTCGCTGAACAGCTCAAAAATCTTCAGGGCATCAAGCCCTTGCTCCATCTCCCAGGTTTCGTCTTCGACCCAGGCCATGGCTCAGCCTCACTGCTGCAGTTTTCCCGGCTCGGGCTCGTAGGCCTCGTTCACCGCGGGAGTGCTCAGGTCGTCAGCCTGGAAGGTGCCGCGATTGGTGCGTGCTCGGCGCCGGGGCCTGGCTTGGGACTCCTCTGTTGTCACATCAGGCGCAGCCTCCTCGGGCTCCCGCTCGCCGCTGATCAGGGCTTGCTGCTGCTCGTGGGTCATGCCCGCGGAGAAGCTGAAAAGAGCAATGTGTGCCATGAAGGGGCTCCAATGGGAAAGGGGAGGCCGGAGCCTCCCCCAGGACACAGCAGGGAGATCAGCCGCGTTGAATGTGGATTGTGGCGCCGGTGGCGTTGGCAGGGGCTGCCAGGCCGTTGCTGCCGGTGCCGGCAACAAGGCGCAGGGCGACGACGCGAGTATCACCCGAGATAGCGGGCGAGGCGCCGGCCTTTACCAGGGCCTCAACCTGAGGGCCGGAGAAGCCGACCTCAGTTTGATCGGTGCCGCTGAACACGATGCTGCCGATCCGCACGTAGCCGGTCGGGTTGGCATCGCCGACCACACCACCGGCCGCCACATGGGCCACCTCGATGTAGTAACCCCCGGCGGCAGTGCTGAGGGCGCCAACCGCTGCGACCTTGAAGAAGTCGCAGGTGTTGAGCTTGAACGGCAGGAGCCGGGCGGCTCCGGTGCGGGACTCGGCCGCGACCCCCTCGCCAGCGCGCACGGCGCCGAGGAGGACGGAATCACGATCAATGAAATACGCCTTGCGGGCTGCAAGGCCAGTTGCCTTAGGCATGGTTCAAAAGGGGAATGAAGGGCAGGAGTGAACTAATCAGGCAGTAATCGCGGCGTTGGTGATGTTGTAAAGGCGAGCGGCGGCGCGTTTGTTCTCAATCACCATGGCGGCGTGCCAAGAAATCCGGGTAATCCGGGTTGGGGTGGTGGTGCTCTCGCCCACGTCGTAGATCGTCAGGCCGGGCTGAACGGTGCCATCAGCGGTCAGGGACGGGCCCTGAACACCGGACACAAGGCCTTCGCCCATCGACACGCAATAAACGCTCGTCGTGTTGGAGCTGGAGCCCTCATCAAAGCCCTGGATTGCGACGTTCTTAGCGTCCACGTCGGTGCGGATGATCTCCACGTCGCCGTAAAACATGACCGAACGGCCGAGCTCGTTGAGCTTGAAATCAACGGTGCCCGAAACGCCAACGGCGCGGGAGGCAGCATTGAAACGCAGGGCCATCTTTTTGCCCATTACCAACCGCTTCATGCTGTTGGGGCCGTCCACGGCATCGATCAGGTCGTCCAGGGCGGCAAAGCTCAAGCCAGCGCCAGAGGCGTGGTTGGCGATGGCCTGGGACGATCCAACGTTGATCTTCTTGCGAAGGCCATCCATCTGTCGGCCGTTGGACTGGCTGGAATCGCCCCGGACGAAATCACGCTCAATCGTCATGCGCAGAGCGCGAGCCGAGGCTTCAATCTGGCGAGCGTGAGCGTTGGCGCCAAACAGGGCGATCTTGCTGCTGTCCGTCTTGATGTCCTTGCCGTAAATCTTGAGGACTTCGGCTTCGGTGACGGTGCTGCCTTGGGTGTCGTCGTTGGCCTCGTCAAAGAGGCGAGGCTGCGAATCAGGCAGCTCGTCATCCATGGCGTAGACATAGGCGCCGCCTTGGGTATCAACCCAGGGGATCACCGGGGCCAGTTCGCCGGTGTTAAGGATGGCGCGAACGCCCAGCTCCAAGCCGGAGGCGTTGGCTTGAGAGCGGAGCGCGAATTGCTCCCAAAGGGTGGTAGATGCCACGGGTCAAAAATGCGGAGGGGGTGAATGGTGGTCTCAATCCAGACAGGGGCGGAGCATCGGCCGGGCATCGCGCCTTGCGTCTGCGGTTGTCCTTGCTGGTGGTGGTCAGTGCCCTGGCATCGCGCCCGGTGCGGGTGACCCGCAGCATCGCGCTCTGGGTCACCCGGAGTTTTCCCGGTCGTCAGCCGTTGCCGTAGTGCTCGCTGAGGAACGCGCTGCCGGAGGTGCCGCGGGCCTGCTCCACCGATCGGCCCTGAACACCACGAACACCGCGAGCGCCCACGAAACCACCGGAGCCCTCCCCGCCCTTGGCGCGGAAGAAGGTGCCTACCACTGCAGAGTTGTCGGCCTGCTGGTTCAACCATGCCACCGGGTCCACGTCCACCCCTTCGGCGGACTTCACCCGATCACCGTCGTTATCCACCACGTAGAGCTTTCCATTGGTCTCGTCCACCCGGAGGTGGCGCTTGCCTTGGAACTCCATCCATGCGTCAAAGAACGACAGGCCGGAGGCGTCGGCACCATCGCGGCCATCGGCAGCCGAGAACACCCCGCGGGCCATGGTCTTGACCTCCAGGGCGATCCGGCGGGCCTTCTCTGCCTCGGCGGTGGTCGTGGCCTTGCGCACCGCCTCGTTGGCCTTGCTCTCGATCCGCTGCCGCTCGGCGGCGGTGAGCTGTTCGCGCTCGGCTAGGCGGCGCTCCAACTCAATCGCCTTCTCTTGGGCCTGCCGGTAGGCGTCAGGGCTCAGATCCTTGACGGTGGCGAGCTGCGTCTCCATCTGCGCCAAGCGGCGCTCCAGCGCCTTGCGGGTTTCGCGCTCCTGCCGCAGGGCCTTTTGTCCGGCCTCCCCTAGGCTCGGATCGTCGGGGTCCAGCTCCTCGCCGGTGCCGCCACCGCCGCCGCCATCGCCCGCGCCTGCGGGGTCGGGCTCCACGGTGGGCCATGGCCGCAGCCATTCGCCAGCAGTCCCGAGGAGCTGATCAATCAGGGTCCGTTTCATGCGTTGCCGGGAAATCGCTCCGCCGGTGCAAGTTGCCCCGCAGTTTTCCCGGTTCGGTTGCCTAGCCCTTCAGCGCCTGCGCCACGGCCTTAGCAATGGCGCGATCCACCGCCTGGCGCTGCAGCAGGCGGTCACGGTTGGCCAGGGCCACGAGTTGGGCGGTCTGGACTAGGGGAGGGGAGGGGGTGGTCATATTAAAAGCCAAGCCATGGTGTTCCTATAATTGTAACGGGGGTCGCGTCATTGATAGCCGCGTTAAAAATAACTGTGCCTAGATAATCTGGCAACGCTTCAACCTGGGAAAGGTTGTACTGAAAGGTATCGCTAACCTTGGGCGGGTAGTCGTAAACAGAAACATCCGCGCCTTGGCTTTCAACCACGATCCCAGGGTAGAAACTTTGAAATGCGGGATCACTTTCGGTCACCACTGCGCCAGGATTCGCCAGCACCTTAGAGTTATTGATTTCAAACGGCCAGCTCAAAAACGGATTTCCAGTAGATGCCCCGGCCTTCATCCATCGAGTGTCTGCGATAAAAGTGCCGTAAATGACTTCTCCTGCATAATCGCCGCCGCCGCCTGCAACAAGTGAAACCAGCGGAGGCTGTGAAAAGTTGTCGTCACCAAAAGTATGAACTCTTAGGCTAGACGCAAAGCCTCCGTGATTGCCAAACACTTCTCGCCAGCCCACAACTGTGCTGCCAATAACAACTGGTACAACGTCTGCTTTTAGTTGATATACTAACTTGCTAGAGTTAAGCATGTCGTATTTTTTTTGATTGACGTTGCCAAAGTCTTCCCATATTGTCCAAGCGTCCACCGCCTCGTAAGTGTTAAACCCTATTCCCCCAGAAATGGGCTCAAAAGCCTTTATGACCGTCAGAGTTCTTTGGCACGTAGCGGAATAGGTAATCTTTGCTCCCGCCCTCCTTTTCCTCCAAATCCGCCACTTCAACGGATCCCCCGTCTCCAGCAACCCTCCGGTCGTCCGATCAGGTGTCACCGGCCGCTGTCGCAGCGCGGCAGCGTGGCGGGCCTTAACCCTGGCCTTGATCTTCTCGCTCAGCACCCGGCTGTCCAGCGCCTCTCGATTGGCGTACTGCGCCGCCCTGGCGGACTCAATCAGTCGCGCCGGAATGTTGAGGTTGACGTTACCGGGCATCAGGCGGTCACCAAGAACCCATCAGTGAACAGGAGCACCGAATAGGAGCGGGGCTCGCCAGGGCTGAGCACAACATTGGGGTTTTCCGTGAGCACGAACGAAACGCCAGTGTTCCAGGTCGTCGTGCTGCCTGAGATGGTGCCAATTACAAGGTAGGCGGTGTTCCAGTTCAGGCCGGCGCCGCCGGAGGATGCGGCATATTCGCAAAGCTGAGCCGCCACTTCAAAGCGCTCTGTGGTGCTGTTGTAGCTGCCCGAGGGGATTGTCCACTCAAAGCGGGCGTAGCCGTTGCCGCTCAGTTCTGCCGCGTCCCAAGCGGCGGTATTGCTGGTCACCCCCAGCGATCCAGAGTTGACCGCCAGGCATAGCCGGGCCCTCTTGCCGGCGTAGTTGCTGGCGAACAGGCGCCCCGCTTCGTAGGGGGTCTGGGTCATTGCAGCGGCCATGGGCTCTCAGTCTGTGCTGCTAGTTTTCCCGGCTTCATTGAAAGAAAATCATCGGGCCGAAGTAGGCCACACCGTCTCCTGGGATTGCGTAATTGCTAGTGCCTGTATAAACTGCATAATTCTGGACAAAAGTTACACCAGATAATGCGTTCACGCCAGTTGCGTTCTTGATCATTGCATCAGCAACCGTGGCGCTGAGGTTTTCGCAGTAGAACAGATAAGACCCCGGCTGCAGCGTTGGTCCATTAACATTGAACCTGCGCCAAGCCCCATCAAACGTCCCGCCGGTTGCAGTGATGTTGCCAAGAGAGTTACCATATCCTGAAAATGCAAGCGGGTTTAACGTGTCTAACGGAATGACCTGGACCGAGTAATTGTTGTTGAGGTCAGCTTGGGTAGGATTGTAGAAACCAACACCGGAAACCGTCTTAGCCGAAGCCAAGGTAAACACAAAACCATAGATAGATTCATTTTCAATATCCCACGTCGTTGAGGTGCCGCCTGTAAACGTAAAGGCTGCCCCGGTGCCGCCGCTGCCACTGCCGCCAGACGCAGCCGAAAGGGTCGCAATCGCTCCCGATCCAGCGCCTGCGATCAGCCGTTTCATCTTGATGGCCACCACGCCGCTGCCGCTGCCCGCAAGCACCTCCACGGCCGGCTGCCGGATCCACGGCAGGGCGGTTGCCGTCGCCCCGCTGCCACTGCCGGCGGCGATCTCCACCGTTTCGTGGTACGGCCGGAGGATTGCGGCAGGAGCGGCGGTCTGGGCGAACACCGGGGCTTGATTGACGGGCAGGGCGGCGAACAGGGCGGCCAGATCAGGATTGCTCGCGTTGAAGCCTTGGGGAATAGCGATTGAGTTGGCCGGTGCCGGGCTGGCGTTGGTGGTGATCGCGACAGGGGAAGGTAGCGACGTGGCGCCAGGGGGGAGGGGGAACCACGCGTCTGCCACGGTGCCATCCACAGCGCCCCAGAACAGGGCATCCGCCGTAGCTGTAACCCCTTGGGGGTCAATGTTGTAGGTGATGCCGTTGACCCTGAAGGCGCCGGTGCAGCCATTGAGGCGGATGAACACCAGCCCCAGGGGCTGCGGTGGCAGCAGTTCGGGAAGCACTTGAATGCCAACCCCGTTTCGGTGCCCCAGCAAGAGCCGGTTTTCGGTGGTCGCATAGTGGAGGGCCATTTGATCGGCTTGGGCCTTGATCACTCTGTAGGTGCCGCCGCTGTAGACAATCCGATCATCCGGGGCATAGGGCGGGCTGAGCTCGATGGCGGTCTGACTGGTGGCCGATCCCACGGCCCAGGTCGCCGTGGAGGCAGTTTCAACGGTGGGAGCCTTCAGGTTGGCCGCTGCGGTTCGATCGGCCTCGCTGGGCCGTTTCTGGAGGCCAAACTCTCGCTCGGTGCGGATCCGGGTTTCCGAGCCGGCCGACACCAGCCGCTGCGCCATCGCCAGGATCTCGCTCAGCCTTGTGCTGTCAAGTTGGTTGCCGGCATCGCGAAGGCGTGAAATCGCCTCGCTGCCGTCCGGGGTGTTAATGAATGGCACATAAGAAGTAGTTACGGTCTTGGTGATACCCGTTCTTGCATCTTTTTCATAAGTCGTTTGCCTGTAGCTTGATTGATAATGTTCTCCATAGCCAACGCCCCGTAGCTGGCTGTAAGACTGCTGATAACCAACGGAAGTTTTTAGCGGCGCCAGCGGTGACCATTCCGTTGCTGTTTCAGACAGTACCTCTGAATAGTTATCAGGCTTGGTAGGGCCGGAGCCGTTGACCTTGTATTTATAGGCAGTTTCGCCGTATTCCAGGCCCCAAAGCCCAAGGGTTGAGGTCTTGCGCACGGTGACACGATCCCAGGCATCGTAGGTTGTTTCTGTGACTGTGCGGGTTAGGTAGCTGATCTCCTGCTTCAGTTGATAGGCCTTCACCTCGAAAACCTGATCCATTACGGCATTGCCTAGCACAAGGGTTTCCTGGCCGTTTGCGATAGAGCTGCTAAGGACGTAATAAACCGGCCTTCCGTTAGCGTCCCTACGCTGCTTGTAAGCAAAGCTGCCATCATCGTTGTAGACCGGTGTTTTTTGGTACTCGGTCCACTGGTGCGTGTAGCGCTGGGGGGCGCTGACACTGACCTCTTGCTCCCAATTCCTTTTCTGTAAAGTGGCTGCGTCGATAGTCCGTGGCGTCAGTTTCAGGCTGGTGTATTTGGCGTACACAGCATCACCCGAAAGATCGCCTGTATTGATTGAGTTGAGATCAATCAGATCGTCCTCTGTGATGAGCACACTAGCGCCGATCTCGGTCGGCGCCTTGTTGATGAACTCCACCAGGCCCGCCGGGGTCATCCGCACGGCATAGCCCTCGGAGCTGGCCAGCTTGCCCAGTTCCTCCACGTAGCCGGCGGTGAGATCAAACTCCTGCCGCGTGTAGTGGTTGGTGAGCGGGATTGATCCGGCCGCCGTGAGCCCCAGGACTGAGAGGATCTGCTCCACCAGCCAGCTCGCGGGGATCGCAGGCGCCGCAGCACGCCAGACCGCCTCTGGGGTGTCCGGGTTGGCCTGGCGGGTGGTGAGGCTATCTGGCGGCTGTTTGCGAGCCTCGAAGTAGGCCAGGTCACAGCCGACGCTTACCGCTGTGGTCTTGCCACCAAGGGGGTTGGCGAACGACGACAGGACCAGCAGGCGGCAGGGGAGCCGGGCGATCCAGTTCTGGCCATCGCTGTAGGCCAGTTCCACAACGGTGCCGGGGGCAGGGCGGTAGATGCCTGCCAGGTTGATGGTGCCTTTGGTAGTGATCACCCCAGAGCCCTGCGCGTGGGATTCGGCCACGCTGCTGCTTCCATCGGCGAGCGGGCCGAGGCTGCACCAGGAGTAGGCGCGGGAATCGGTGCTCATCGGATCTTGCTCACAGCAAAGGACACGTCGTAGTAGGTGCCGATCGTGCCGCCATCAGCGCGGCGCCGGGCCACGGGCTCGGACCATTCGGTGGGGAACCATCCACCGGTGGAGGGGCTGGCTGCGGTGGTGGCCTTGAGCCAGGTTTCCAGCAGAGTCAGGTTCGCGGCAGTGACCCATCCCTGAACCCGCCGCGTTTCGGTCACAGCCAGCGGCCCGGTGATCACGTGCTTCCCAGCGGGGGTGAGCGCAAGGGATGGCAGATCGGCAAAGCTGTCGGGCCGGGCGGTGAGGTTCACCACGGCGCTCCCAAAGGTCAGCGTGCCCAGGTTGAGCTGTGCGGCCTGCTCTGCCTCCTCCTCGCCTTGACGCAGCAGGATCGCCAGCGCCTGGGAGGCATCCACGAGGGTGATGCTCACCCGGCAGAACATGCCCGCCATCGCGATCGATGGCGCCGAGGTGAACCAGCAGGGCACCGCTGAGCTCCACGCAAACCCCGGCGCCTCGCCGGTCAGGCTCACGGTGGTCCCCACCACGCCCGTGCGCACCGGGTCATCCTCCAGGAGCCGCACTGCGTTCCAGGTGTCGTACAGGCCGGCGATCGTGGCCCCGTCCTCGCGGTTGACGATGCCCGAGAGGGCCCACCGGCGAGCGGCCCGACCCCTCCGCACGTCCACCTCGTCGTAGCCGAAAGGGTGGTCCGTGAGGTTCGGGAAGGTGTAGGCGGTGCCGCCGTAGGAGAGCGTGATCATCGGAAGCCCTGCAGGGTGTGGAGGAGCCCGGCATTGCCCGGCAGGTTGACGGTCACCGTGGGGTTGTACGTCCGCATGGTGCCTTCCAGTCGGTTAATGGAGCGGTCCAGGCGCCCCAAGGCGGCCATGTCTCGGCCGCTGCCGCTGAAGGCCGGCGCGATGGCCGCAAGCTGAGGTGCTGCGGCGCTGCCGCCCCCCAAGGCACCCATGGCCTGCAGTCTGGCCGTCAGGCCAGCAGGGAGCACCATGCCGGGACTTGGCGGGCTCCAGGAGCCGTAAGCCGGGGCATGGATCAGGGACAGGGCGCCCGAGCGCGACAGGAAGGATTCGGGGCCCAGCTCGTTCACCTGGTAGGTGCCTTCCGGTTCCACCCCGCCACCGGCCCAGCGGGCAGCGGGGGCTTTGGCCAGGCGGGAGACGGTTTGCAGCAGAGTTTCAGCTTGCTTATTGGCCGCCGCAAACCCGTCGCTGAGTTGCTTGGTGGCGTCGGTCGCGTTCTGCAGGGGCTCCGGCAATCCCGACGCCGCGGCGTAAATCTTCTCCACCGGACCATTGCCGGCCTGGATCGTGCCCACGAACACCTCGCGCAGCCGATCAACACCAACGGCGGCCTTGTCCAGCTTGGCCAGCGAACCGCTCAGGCTGTCCTCCCACCCCTTGCCGGCGGCGGCGGCCCGCTGCTGGTTGGCGGCGGTCCCCTGCTGTGCCTGCTGGGTCTGCCGCTCCAGTCCCCAGATTTCGGCCATCTGTCCCAGGCGGGTGCGCTCCTCTGCGGCCTGCTGCTTGGACAGGTTCACCGATTGCTGCTGCAGGCCAATCCGCTCCTTCAGGCTGGCCTTCTCGATCGGATCGGTGTTGGGGTCCAGGAGCTTGCCTCGCAGTTCCAGCAGTTGCTGACGCTGCTGCAGCACGTTCTGATCGGCGGCGCGGATGGCGCCCTGCTGCTCCAGGAACTGCGCACCCTGCTTGAGCTCCAGAACCCGGCGCTCCATCTCAAAACGCTGCGCCGTGGCCTCAATACTGGCCTGCATGGCTCGGTATTCAATCTGCTCACCGTCCCGCTTGATCGCGGCGATCCGCTGCTCTGCGTCCTGGATCACCCGAGCACCGGCGCCGCGCTCTCGCAGAAACTGCAGCTCCTTCTCGGCCAGGCTGAGGCGGTTGCTGTTGCGGTTGCGCTCCACGTCGAACCCAGATTGCGTGAGCGCCGCCTGAGCGCTGGCAAGATTCACGTAGGCATCGGCGACCTGTTGGATGACCCGCAGGCGAGCGGTATCCTGCCCCGCGATCTTGTCAGCCAAGCTGGCGCGGGCCTGCTCAACGCTGAGCCTGCCCTTTGCTACTTCCAGTTCCTGCTTTGCCGTAAGCACCCGCTTCCCGTCCTTGGTGACCTGCTGCTCTAGGGTTGCGGCTAGATCCTTGTTAATTTTCTCGCGCTCAATGTCAAGATTTCTGATCTGGATTTGCAGCGGCAAGAGTTGACTGCGGAGCTTGGATGGATCGGCGCCCTTGGACAGAGCGGCGGCAATGTCTCCCTGGATTCCGTTGAGTTGCCTCTGAGCCTCCTCGCGGTCAATCGCTACCTTGATCCCTGTCTTTCTCAGGTCGATCTGCCGCTGATAAATGTCCAGCCAGCCATCAATCTGCTTCTGTTCCGGTGCGCCTACCGGGAGGCGGATCTTTCTGGCCAGCAGTTCATTGACCCGCTTCTCAATCTCGGCAAGGTCTTTTGCGCCCTGCTGAGCAACCGGGGAAACGTCCGTCACCTTCTGCCCCTGGTCAATCTGCTGCAGCAGCTTTAGATACCGTTCAGCGCCGTCGATCTTGGGCTTTAGGGTGATTCTCCCACTGTCATTCTCCCCCAGCTTGTCGTATTCATCCTTCAGGCTCTTTAGCTCGCCCTTCTGTTTGTCAATGCTGAGCTTAATTTCCAGCGGCCTTTCAATCTCCCGGAGTTTCATGTAAAGCTCATTGACGCGCTTCTGTGCATCGGTCGTATCAATGCCCAGTTTCTTGCCGTTCGCGATCTCCTTCTGGAGTTGCGCGATCTGCTCTTTCAGTTCGCGGGCCTTGCTGCTGAGGGCCTCGGTGTCCTGGCCCGCCACTTTGGCGTTGTCGCCGATCAGTTTGTAGGCCAGCGCTGCGGTGCCCCCGGCCACGGCAACGCTGATCAGGGCCCCCACCCAGCCACCCTTGGCGGCGCCAGACGCCAGGGCCGTCAAGATGGCCGTCTTGGTCAGTTCAGCGTTGTAAAGAGCTGCCGCCGCCGTGGCCAACTGGATCAGGCCTTGTGCCACCCGGAAGGCAAGCACGGCGCTACCAAGGGCGACGGTGGTTTGCACAAGGGTCTTCGTGGTGGCATCCATCTCGCCAAAGCGGCCGGTCAGCAGGGCAATGCCAGCAGCGGCAGCGGCCACGATCGCAAGATTCCCCCCGATCCCGGCCACTGCCACCCCGGCCGCCCTTGCCGCAACGGCCAGTCCCGCGAGCCCACCCGTCTGGGCCAGCACGAGATTGAGCGCGGTGAGGCTGATCGCGGCGCCCGTGGAGGCGATTCCCAGGGCGATCAGCGCCGCTCCGGTGTCCTTCACGGGCTTGGGCAGTGCCGACACGGCGCCCACGGCAGCG